GCCGACACAGAGGGATTTACTGATACAGATACAAATGCAGTAGCAGAAGGACTTGCCGTTGCGCTTGTGCTTACTGTAGCCGCAGGACTCTCAGAAGGCCATGAACTGCTTGTAGCAGCAGGACTCTCAGAAGGCCATGAACTGCTTGTAGCAGCAGGACTGTACGAAGGCCATGAACTAAATGTAGGATTAATTGATACAGATACATGGGCACTGGCAGATGGAGAGGCACTAGTACTCGCAGAGGCACTAGTACTCGCAGAAGCACTCGTACTTACTGTTGGAACTGCAGTAAACGAGGTAAATGCCGAAGGAGAAGGAAAGGGAGAAACTGTAGCCGATGCGGAACCAGATGCTGAAGCGGATGCTGATGCAGAAGCCGATGCAGATGCTGAATTACTTTGACAGTCTGCGCTGCCAAGAATGAGTGCTCCAATGAGAAAGAGGAGGTTCATTTGTTGTATTTTTCTTTATCACTTTAAACAACCCGCCCGCCACTTCAAATTTAGAAGTTGTGTTCAATAAGTTCCTCGCAGACATTTTTGTAGGAACGACCGCCACGAACCCAGACTTCAGGCTGAAGACCCAGACAGAGACTCATACAGAAAAAGGAACTATCAACAAGCAGACATTTTTCAGCCCGTTTCATAAGGTCGCAGTACTCAAGAATCGGCCGCCCCACCCATCGTTCTGCCACAGCCCACCACTTATGTCCCTCAGGATACATGTTTTCACTTGGGCATATGACAAGCATCCTCTCAGGATCAACCTGAATAGGCGCCCGCGCATCGGATGCCTTTGCATGGACAAATAGATACGGCTCGCCAACAGTCTCTGTTACATTGGAATAGATATGCGACCATGACTTCAGAATTTCCTCCTTGAGTTCCATATCCTTGTAGAAACAGAAAGGAAAGTTCGCTACATTTCCACGGCCATGATAGCCAAGCATACATACGCGGTCAAATCCCTTGACGGCCTCCATGAGTACATCTTCGCGCCCTCCAAATGCTGGAGAGATATCTGAATCCTCATTAATTTCATGAAAAGTTACAGACGGTTCATTTGCATAGAGTGCATGGAGATTCTTAAGATTCTGCTTCTTCACGACAAGGCGAACTTCATCATAGCAACTCGCCATATAGCGAACAGCCCCATTCAAGAAGAAATGGTCGCCGAGTCCCTGGTGACCGCAGATAAAAACCCGCTTTCCAGCGTATCCCTTCTGCTCCTTAAGAACACTTCCAGTTGTCGTATTGAGTGTGCGCTTAATACGAAAGCGACGCTCATTCACATCATTAATCTCCTTCATAAGGTTGTATTCGCGCATAGGGTCCGCAAAAATAGTAGGTGAATGAAGTTCATCTTGAATGACCCACATAATGCGATTCACTTCAAGAAGTTTATCATAATGAAACTGAACTGAGCCTATTTGGTCCGCCACAATATTCTTCAATGACTGGTACTCGAGTTCCACATCTGCACGACGTTTAGAATCCTTAATAAACTCCATCTTCAATTCAAGAATTGTGAGTTTATCAAATACTTCTCCAATGGAGCAAGGGACCATCAACATTCCAGACATTCTTTACAAATGTTTGTAAAGCATGTTTAGACCCCACCAGTTGTAGTCGTGGTAGCAGCAACACCAGCACCCGCACCAGGGCCAGCAGCAGTCACACTAGCACCACCCTGAAGAGGCGCAGGCTGACTTGCCATTGAGTTCGCCCACATTGTGTTTGTGGCCTGAGTTAAAACCATTGTGCCCCCAGGAACAGTTACACCTGTTGTGGAAGCACCAGCAGCGCCCGCTGCTGTTTTGGGAACTGTGCCGGCACCCGCACCAGAACCTGTCATTACTTGCTGTACAGGCATCTGCCATGTAGGACCATTTTGCCAGTTCGGTTTACAAACTGCGAGATTGGTTATGACATAACTTGATTCGCCCACTAAAGAGGTTATAGTAGACGCTACAGGCGCACTCGCATCTGCAACATATCCACTTCGCGGGGTATAACTGGGCGGGATCACACCCATGGGATCTGTACGTACTGTGATCCCCTTGCATCCTAAATCTGCATTACATGCTGTTTGTGCATCTGCTAAAGTTGTAAATGAATTACAGAGAAATGTCTGTGCTGTGCCGGAGCAGTTTGGTATATAAGCATTTGGAATCGCAATCGCGGTATATGTACACGTCGGTACAGTTCCATCAAATCCCTCTGTTTTTACAAGAAACTCCTTCAGATATGACGCAGCAAAGACAACTGCGAGGGCGGCTACAATAATAACTACAAGAGTTTGCAGGTTCATTTTTATCTACTAAATGCCCTTAAATTTGAATTCGTTGCCGGCTTAGAAACTTCATTAAGAAGAAAGAGAAGATGCCCGCAGGTTTCTACAGACCAAGTTCCGAAATTGAACCCATCGTTGGAATCCAGTTCGGTATTTTCAGCCCCGAGGAGATTGAGCGTCGTTCGGTTGTTGAAATCACATCGAAGGACACCTATGAGGGCAATGAACCCAAAATCGGTGGCCTCTTTGACCCCCGAATGGGTGTTCTGGACAATGGAAAGACGTGCCGCTCCTGCGGCCAGACCAACCACGGATGCCCCGGCCACTTCGGCCACTACCGCCTTGCCCGTCCCGTCTATTTCTACCAGTTCCACCCCACGATTCTCAATATCCTGAGTTGTGTCTGTATCCGCTGTAGCAAGCTGCTCATCGACAAGGAGAATCACAAGTCTGTTCTGAAGAAGTCAGGTGAGGCCCGCTGGCGTGATGTACTCAACCTCTGTAGTAACATCAAGCGCTGCGGCCAGGACACGGAGGACGGCTGCGGTTCTCGTCAGCCCATGAAGTATGTTCGTGATGGAATTGCTCGGATTATCGCCGAGTGGGAGAGCCTCGATGATCCCACGAAGTCAGGAGGAAAGACCCTACAGCCCCTTGAAGTTGAGTATGTACTCCACCTTTTCCGTCGTATTACGGATGATGATGTTGACTTTATGGGATACAGCCGCTTCTGGTGCCGCCCTGACTGGATGATTTGCACAGTTCTCCCCATTCCTCCTCCTCAGGTGCGTCCTTCCGTCGTACAGGAGAACAACCAGCGCTCTGAGGATGACCTGACTCACAAGCTGTTTGATATCATCAAGCAGAACAAGATTCTTCAGCAGAAGATTGAGCAGAATGCTAACAAGAATGTAATTGATGAGATGACGAACGTCGTTCAGTATCACATTGCCACTCTTGTAGATAATCAGATTCCTGGTGTAGCACCCTCTGCGCAGCGCAGTGGCCGTGCTCTAAAGTCAATTCAGCAGCGCCTCGGTTCGAAGGAGGGTCGTATCCGCTACAACATCCAGGGCAAGCGTGTAGAGTTCAGTGCCCGCTCAGTTATCACGCCTGACCCGAATATTAGTATCGCAGAGATTGGTGTTCCCACCAAGATTGCGATGAATCTTACGAAGCCTGAAGTCGTCACCCAGTACAACCGTGACCAACTCTACCGACTCGTCCAGAATGGTCCTGATAAGTGGCCTGGCGCAAAGACTATTGTGAGGCGCGATGGCCGCATGATTAGTCTGAAGCATGTAAAGGCCGCTGAAATTACTCTATACTTTGGTGACACGGTCAATCGTCATCTCTTGGATGGCGATACCATCCTCTTTAATCGTCAGCCTACACTACACCGCATGTCAATGATGGGTCACCGTGTGAAGGTACTGCCCTATAACACCTTTCGTCTGAATGTTATGGTCACCAGCCCCTACAATGCAGATTTTGATGGTGATGAGATGAATGCGCATATTCCGCAGAGTTACGAGGCCTCCACGGAACTGGAGGAGATTGCGGCAGTTCCTCACCAGATCATCACACCTCGTGATGGTAAGCCGGTTATTGGTGTTGTTCAGGACACTCTTGTAGGTTCTTTCCGGATTACGCGGCCTGGAGTGAAGCTCAATCGCCGTGAATTTATGAACCTCATGATGTGGAATAAACGCTTCGGCGCAATGGACTATCCTGACCCTACGAATCCTGAGAATCTAGGTAAGTTCTCCGTTCTGCCTCCTGGTTCAGTGGATGACAAGCATTGGTCGGGCCATCAGGTCGTAAGCAGCCTTCTGCCCCCTATCAACATGACAATGAAGAATAAGCGTGATATGAAGGTTGAGATCAAGGAGGGCATTCTCAAGGAGGGACAGTTGGACAAGGACATCTTCTCCAAGGCGAGCAAGGGCATTGTCCATGTAACCTACAATGACTATGGTCCTGAGCCCACTGTAAACATGCTTGATGCCTTCCAGAACACAATTGAGCAGTTCCTCATCTACGATGGCTTCAGTGTAGGCATCAGCGACTTGGTAGCCGATGAATCAACCCGTGTTGAGATGAACAAGGTGATTCAGAAACACAAGAAAACTATTGAGGAACTCCTCCTCCAGGTTCACCTTGACCTCTTTGATAACAACACAGGTAAGTCGAACCAGGATGAGTTTGAAGGTAAGGTCTTCAGCACTCTGAATAAGGCGACTACAGAGGCAGGTACTGTAGGTCAAAAGTCACTTGCCGATGAAAATCGTCTACTCGCCATGGTCCGTTGCGGCAGTAAGGGCAATGAAATTAACGTAGCCCAGATGATTGCCTGTGTGGGCCAGCAGAACATTGATGGTAAGCGCATTCCCTACGGTTTCACTGACCGCACGCTACCTCACTACAAGAAGTATGATGATGGCGCAGAGGCGCGTGGATTCATTGAGTCATCCTTTATTCGTGGACTGACTCCGCAGGAGTTCTTCTTCCACGCAATGTCAGGTCGTGAAGGCCTGATTGATACGGCCGTTAAGACGGCTGATACGGGCTACATCCAGCGTCAGCTCGTAAAGGCTATGGAGGACCTTGTAACTCAGAATGACGGCACAGTTCGTGATTCGAAGATGAACATTCTCCAGTTTCACTATGGTGAGGATGGCATCAACAGTACAAAGATTGAGAATCAGTCACTTGACTACAAGCTGAGTGCAGTCGAGATTCGTAATCTCTATGGTCTACAGGAGGTAGACTTGTCAACAATTCTCACTGTGCCCGTTGAAGAGGAGACCGAGGGTCTACTTCGCACATTCGTTGAAGGTGAGGGGGTGACCAAGCGCTACAAGGGCGGTATCCTTGGTGACAGGATTCTCTTGACTGAAATCGTGTACAAGAAGGGCGCATCGATTGCTCTCTTCTCACCTGTCAATCTTGAGCGCATGATTCTTAATGCTGAGAATCAGGGAACCTTCAAGGGCAAGCAGACAGACCTCACACCAGTCCATGTCCTTAAGGGAATTGAGAAGGTGATTGCGCGCACGCAGCCCTACAATCAGATCTGGAAGGCACTGCTGCGGTTCCATTTGGCCCCGCACAAGATGATTGTTGACCAGCGCTTCCCGCAGGCCGTCTTTGATGCGCTCTGTGAGCGTATTATCATGCGGAACTGGAAGAGCCAGGCTCAGCCTGGTGAGCAGGTCGGCATTATTGCGGCACAGAGTATTGGTGAGCCGTCCACTCAGATGACGCTTAACACGTTCCACTTGGCAGGTGTAGCAGCAAAGTCGAATGTAACTCGTGGTGTACCCCGTCTGAAGGAGCTGCTCAAAGTGACGCAGAATCCGAAGGCGACCTCACTTACAATCTACCTGAAGCCCGAATACCGCACCTCCAAGGAGCGTGCTCGTGAGGTAGCCCAGGACCTAGAGCTCACGCTTCTGCGTGATATTGTGACCAAGACGGCAATCTATTATGACCCGAAGGATGATAGCACTGTAATTGAAGAGGACAAGGACCTCATTAAATTCTTTAAGGCATTTGAACTTGAGAATACAGTAGAGACAGAAGAGACAGGCAAGAGCAAATGGATGCTACGTCTCGAGTTTGACCGTGAGAAGATGTTCAATAAGAACATCTCCATGGATGACATCAACTTCGCTCTCGAGAAGCAGACACAGATGGCATCCATTAGCAAGATTTACAGCGACTACAATAGTCCTCGCCAGATTATGCGTATCCGTGTTGAAAAGAATGCGGACCTCGATGGATTTGCCGATGGTCTTGATGACCTCGCCACGATGAAGAAGTTGCAGAATAATCTTCTTAATAATATCATCATTCGTGGTGTACCTGCTATCAAGGCAGTGACGTATCGCAAGATTAAGGACTTCAAGGAACCCGATGGCGAGGAGTACAAGCCGATTGAGGAGTATGTGCTTGATACGGATGGCTCGAACATCCTTGAGGTAATTACGCACCCCATGGTGGATGCGCACCGCGTCTACACGACGGATGTTTATGATGTACTCAGTCTACTCGGCATTGAGGCTGCGCGCAGTATCCTGCTTTCAGAAATTACAGGCCTGTTTGAGGAGGTGGGCCTGAACTTCAGGCATCTTGGCCTACTCTGTGATGTAATGACGCGAGGTGGTCGTCTCATGTCCATCGACCGTTATGGCATCAATAAGAATGATATTGGTCCCCTGGCAAAGGCATCCTTTGAGGAGACAGAGAAGATTCTCCTCAAGGCAGCACTCTTTAGTGAGGTCGACCCCGTTACAGGTGTAAGTGCGAACATCATGACGGGTCAGCCGATTCGTGGTGGCACAGCGTTCTCACAAATCATGCTCGATGAGTCAGCCCTCATGCGTGTACAGAAGGGCCTGCCGCAGAGCGTTGTAGAAAATGAGGAGGATGATCTGACAGAGGAGGAGATTAATGCCATGCTCCACAAGGGCGAGTCGAATGAACTCTGTAATGATACTGCGTTGCGTGCGAACATGATTGTGCCGAATGTAGAGCAGCGCGAGGATGAAGAGGAACTCGATATGGTCCTCAATGTCTACTAGGCACCCAAAGCCTGGACAACAATTTTAAACTATGGAAGCGGGACCCCTTAGAGTACGGCCGCCGTGGGAGTGTGTGAAGTGGATTACAGAATCTAAATCAAACAGTCTTTTTGAATATAAACCGTCTTGGACGGGTTGGAAAGAGCAACCACATACTGAGCTCAATGATCTCAAGAAACAGATTGATGTACTTGAAGAGAATGGTACTTGGGAATTTCGTAAGAAGCTGGCGAATCCATATGAACTTGTGTATACTCATGAAGATCGCAATATGCCCATCTGTCTTGCGAAAGCAAAACCGCTTAGTCGCTCCTATTTCAAGATGATTGAAATTCTTAGCCTTGTTGATTTTTTTAACCGCTTTGCGAAAGTGGGTCCTATTCGCTCAGCTCACGCATGTGAAGGACCTGGTGGATTTATTCAAGCACTTACAGAACGATGCCAACAGGAGCATGTTAACCATGAATTTGCTATGGCCATGTCACTCCGTCCTACAAATTCACAGATTCCAGGATGGAAGCGTGCTATTCCTTTTTTGAAGAAGAATCCAAAGGTAAAGATTCTGTATGGAGCTGATGATACAGGTGATATATATAATCTTGAAAATCAAGCTTTTTTTTCACGAGCTGTAGGAACTAAGAAAGTTCATCTCTTTACGGCAGATGGTGGATTTGACTTCAAAATGGACTATATGCGACAGGAACAGATTGCCTTTCGTCTGATTGTGGCCTCATTTGCAACCGGTTTTCAACTGCTTGCAACTAAGGGTGTAATCGTCATAAAACTCTTTGATGTTTATTCGCGCGCCTCCATGGAACTTCTCTCCTTTGTCGGTTCCTTCTTCAAGGAATGGACTCTCTACAAACCGGCAATCAGTCGGCCCTGTAATGCCGAGCGCTATTTTATCGGCATCGGATTTCGCGGCTATACTGAATCGGCCCAGGCTTTTTTTGACGGTCTTCAACGAGACCTTGCAACAAAGTCAGTCGGCGATTTGGAGAGTCTTGTTGGCGAACAGGCTCCTGAGTCTTTTGACCATATTCAGGTCTTTCAAAATGAAACTGAAACCCTACAGATTAATACAATTAAGAAGGCGATTTCACTCAATATGGAGGACCGGCATACCTATTGGCGCGATTCCTACTTAGCCTCTGAAGAGTGGTGTAGACACTTTAAGGTTCGTTGGCGTGAAACACTTCGAGTTATGACGAGCCCGATGTATTAACATCGGGCTTCACAAAGGCATCAAATACGCGCTGGCCAACAATTACAGAGGCCTCATGCTGATTCAGTTGTCCAGTGCCCATTCTATCTAACATCGCAAGCATAGTCGTTAAACTCTGCTTATGATATCCACCGGGCCTCATCACCATTTCATAGAGTTTCGGGTAATCACGCTTGAACTCAGGTACGGCTGCTTCAATCTCTGTAAAACTCTTGCCCTCCTTCTGAAGAGCCTCTACCTTACTAACCAAAAAACGGACATAGCGACCGCGGTCACGCGCAACATCCGGTGAAATTGGCGTGGCGGGTCCTTCATCAGGAAACTGCGGAGGAGCCTGTCCTTGAGGCAGAATAAAGGGCTGCCCAACTTCTGGAAGCGGTGCGCGAGGCGGCTGCGAAGGGGGCTGTGACATCTATCTGGAAGGATTCTCTTTTCTTAAGTAGAATGTCCGCAGTGGCCCCCATTCAGCCTTCAACAGCACAAACCTCGAATGACCCAAATTCAATTGTAAATCTTCTTAAGAAGTCGCAACAACAAAGTAAACAGGCAAATTCTGATACGCAGTTTGATACTAAGAAAGATATCTACGAAACGTTTCTGGATGCGGAAGATAAAACTACCTCCATTATTACATCCTTTCTTCTCGCAGCAGGCGTCTTAATGCTGGTTGGTGCCCTTCTACCTAAGAAAAAGTAGATGTAGACTAGAATGGAGGATAGAGTACAGAAGTTTCGTGACGAATTAGCCGACTGGCGCAGCCGTCTACTATTTAAAAATCTTCCTAATGAAACACACGAAGGCCCCTTTCAAGAGGGACTCAAAAAAGCACGTGAAGATTACTATCCGAAGTTTATTGAGCGCCTTGAAGAACTGAAGACACAGCTCCCTACAGAATCTGATATCGATACAGTATTTGCCACACTCGGCCCAGCAACTACGTGGACTCTTGATATGCTTGACCAAGTTCGCAGTATTCTTTATAGCGACCTGTTTGAATTTCCCTATACAATCAATACAGCTCTCATTGAACAGTTCAAGAAAGAAAATATTCCTCTACTTGAGTAGAAATGCCCTCTGTCACCTACAAATCGGGCAAACCGTGTCCTTCTGGGTATCATAAGCGCGCGGGATATACCCGTCGCACAGGCGCGCACGTGGGAACTGCCTGCGTTCGTTCCACAACAACCTACAAGGAGTCCTCTAAACAATTAAGAAGCCGTGTGGCAAAGAGCCAGAAGGCCTTCCGAAAGCGCCACCATCTCTCTGCGCACCGCACAATCAAGTGCCCGCCTGGTCAGATTCCTCGTGCCGACTATGACCGTCACTACTCAACGGCTGTGCGTCAACAGGGTTATCTTGTAACTCGCAGAGGAAAGACAATTCGTGTCTTCCCTAAAAAGACCAATTACACGCATGTAAAACAGAAGTGTATCAAGGACCTAGGACTTCCTGGATCACCTGCACCCGGCGAAAGATTCACTCCCTTGCGCGAGGGTGAACTTAAGAAGCACGGATATGTCTATCGCGAGAAGGACTCTGTAAGACGCGATGCTCTTAAGAAAGCCGTGAAGGAGTTTGGACCTCTTGGTGTATATCGCAAGCTAAATGCGGTCGCAAAACTCTCCAAGCGTACGGCGCCTGATGCGAGCCGCGTCTTCAAGCGTGATAGAGATTGGGTCCGAAAGACCTACTCTACAAAGGGGGCCGAGGGCCACCTCTCGGCTTTTTGAAGCCACCATTTGGTCTGAGACCTGAATAGGTGATGCTTCTGTTTCTCATTATTCTTAGCATCCTTTTTACAGGTTTTGTACTACTTCTTGGAAGCAGTAGCACAAAAGAAATTGCTGACAACTGGCCAAAATATCGCTGCGCACCCACCGTGATGCCATTTGCCGGTTTCTACGGACATGACACGGCTGAGAATTTCCAGTTTTGTCTAAAGAATATTTTTCAAGGCCAGGCTGATTCTATGTTAGGACCCTTTACAGGAATTCTTGGCACCTTCATTGGAACTCTAGCTACACTCATTCAATCGGCAAATTCAATGCGTATGCAGATGGCGACGCTCGTTGGAGGTGTAACCAATATTACAAAAGACTTCCAGGACCGTATTACCCAAATCATGTTTCGCATCCAAATTACAACGACTCGGATGAAGATGCTTATGAGCCGTATGTTTGCTACTTTTTATTCAATTATCTATATGGGTATGTCAGGTATAACGGCTGTTACGAACTTCGGTGATACATTTCTCTTTGGTTTCTTGGATACTTTTTGTTTCCCACCCGAGACACTTATAGAGATTCAAGAATCAGATGTGGCGATACCGATTAGCCAAATAAAAATAGGTCATCATCTGAAGACATCTGGTGCGGAGGTGACTTCGACTCTAAACTTCTACTCAGATGGCCAGGCCATGGTAAAGTTTGCGGATGGCACAGAAGTAAGTACCAATCATTTCATGCTTCATGATGGCAAATTCATTAAGGCAGGTGATCATCCACTTGCTTTGCCAAGTGCCTCGTGGTCAGGCGGCCTTGAAAGACCTCTAGTCTGTCTCAATACGGCTGACCATAAACTCTATGTGGGAAAACATATTTTCCTTGACTACGATGAAACCGATGCAGGTGACCGTGAAACTATGATGGCCGTAGAAGAGCAACTCAATAACAAGGTCACTGAAACAAAGTCGCAGATTCTTGAGTACAGCCCATCATTAGCAGGAGGCTGTACCCTTCGCTTGGCAGACAAGTCTACTCTTGCTGCGCGTGACATCACACTTGGTACACAACTCTCTACAGGAAAAGTTGTAGGTGTTATTAAAAAGCGTGTGACGCAAATCTGTAAGGTCGGTGATGAGTTGATACATAAAAGTACACTCTGTTGGCAAAAAGGCAATTGGGTACGCGCTGCGCAACTCTATCCTGTTTATGAGGTTCATGCTATTTTCTACGCCTTTGTTGTTGCACCTACGGCCACGCTGGAACTTGAATCAGGTCTTATGATTCGTGATTATGTTGAAATCCTAAGTCCGGAAACGGAGGCGATTTATGCCGATAAAATAGCATCCACTTCCTAAACAGAGGGGTTAGGCTCCAATGGTACCTGTATTTTTTATAGTTCTTGTTTTCGTATTACTTTTTATTCTTGGCCTTCTCTTTGCCTCGGTAGATAGACAAGATGTTATGGCAAACTGGGATCAGAAACGCTGCGACCTGCCTGTGATGATGGCCGCTAGTTTTTATATTCCAGCAGGTGATACACGAACAGGAAGCGAATTTGCCACAGAGAACTTTGAATTCTGTGCGAATCAGATTGTGCGTGAGCTTTTTACTGCTGCACTCGCACCCTTTCTTACACTCTTTGGTGGACAAATGGACGCAGCCGAGGTCGTTCGTGAAATTCAAACAAGTCTCCGTGGAATGTTGACAACTTTTCAGAATAAATTCTCAAATCTTCTCGACGGCGTTTTTCAACGTTTTATGCTTGTTGGCTTTGAGCTTAGACAAATCTATGCGCGCTTTCTCGCACTGATGCAAAAGGCGCAAGCAATTGCGTTAAGTGCTGTCTTTTCAGGCATGTCGATGATTGTAGGAATTAATAATACAATCGACTTTGTTGAAAAGGTTGTTTTAATTATGATGGGAATTATAATAGGGTTGATAATTCTTTTATTTGCGATTTTAATACCTTTTATCCCTACCATTATTCTGCCCACAATTGCCATTCTAGCCGCAGCTGGAGGAGGAGCTGTTGGAGGCATGGCCGACGCCTTCTGCTTTTCTGCGGATACTATGGTCAAGAAAAAAGACGGCGCAGCCGCTCGTATTGATTCACTTGCCATAGGGGATGTTCTTGAAGATGGAAGTGAGGTCGAGGGTGTTCTCTTTTTTGATGGTCACAATGTTGACCTCTATCAACTTGGTAGAGTGAAAGTATCAGCCGACCATCTTGTCTATTATGAGCCACTTGCTGCTTGGATTTCCGTTATAGAGCATCCTAATGCTATACGAGTAGCACCAGAGACACTGCTTATCTGTTTGAATACGAGTACGCGTAGTATCCCTATTGATGGATATCGGTTCCGTGATTGGGAAGAGATTCCACCGAATCGCCCCGACCTAGATACACAATGGAACCGAATGGTTGCTACGAAACTCGGCACGACCAATCTATACGATGCTCATGAGTATCCTATTCTCGCACCCTACTGGTCTGTCAAACACAAGGAGAATGGACTTATCTTTCTTTCAGATGTACGGCTGGGCGATAAAATTCTATCAGATGGTTCGTATACTCGCGTTCTCGGTATCTATCACGGTGAAGAGGATGTGTCAACTGAACCGTTCTGGACGTCAGACTCAATTTGGTGTAAAACTGCGAGTCGTTGGGAGCAGAAATCACCTTCTAAAAAGAAGCTCAGCAAGAAGGGCATTCATCTAATTACAGAGTCCGGCACATTTACTATATTTAATGCCGATTCAGGCTCTGAAATTCGAGATTTCACAGAGATAGGACATAAGAGACTTTCTGAAACATATGACTGGATGAAAAAAAACATAGGATACTAGAAATGAACACGCGTCTATTAATCTGCGGCCTGGTGATCCTCCTGGTTGCCAATATCTTAATGCTTTTCGTCACCCCGTCCCAGCTGTCACCGAGCCGCGAGGGCTTTGCCAACTACTATCTTCAGAATGGTGCGGGGGCAGGTGCTGGAGGTGACTCCTACCAGCCGATTGGCGCCTTTGACGGTGTTCGTCTGGAGACGGGCAATTCAGTCAGCCAGTGGAAGTACAATACTCCGAATGAACCGATGATGGGTCCCGAGTTCAAGCCCGGTCCCGATTCCCTCTTCCTCTTCAAGAATAACCAGTGCAAACCTGAGTGCTGCGGTGGTTCCTTCAGTTGCGACGGTGGATGCGTCTGCACGACACCTCAGCAGCGCGCACTGATTGCAGGACGTGGGGGTAATCGTACGGTGCCCGCGGGAGATATCTAAAGTATCATGTGTATATGAAAAAACATTTTTCAAGGAACTCTGTGCTCTGAAAAATGGATTTGAACTTGCCTGGTAGAGAATGTCCACAGGAATCATTGGATGTGGAGCCGCAGGTAGTCTCTGTCTGCTCGAATTAGTTCGTAAAGGAAAGAACCCTGAATCCCTCATCGTGATTGACCCGTATTTTGATGGTGGTGACCTGGGTCGCCGCTGGGGGGCAGTTAAAAGTAACACAAAATGGAGACAAATTACTGAATGTATGAGCATATATACAAGCACTACACAACCAATTGCGGAACTAAGCAAAAAATATCAACCCGAGGATATTTGCGCACTTTCAGACCTCGCCTATCTTTTACAAGAATCAGTAAAGCCAATTCTTCAGGCTGCGGTAACTCATGTAACCACATGTCAAAAAATTCAGAAAAATGCTACAGGCTGGAGGCTTCATCTAGCAAACGGCTCAACTGAAGAGATTACAACTCTATTTTTATGCCAAGGCGCCATAGAAAAGTCTATCGATTTTGGAAAACCGATTATTCCGCTAGAGATTGCATTAGATTCATCTCGTCTTGCGCGCTATATACGCCCTGGGCAAATAATAAGTGTATTTGGCATTGCACATAGTGGCACCTTGATTATGAAAAACTTGACTGCACTTGGTGCCACTGTAAATGGATTTTATAATTCTGACAAACCCTTCTATTTTGCTCGCGAGGGCGCATATGAAGGGGTCAAAGAGGAGGCGGCGTCAATTGCGGATGATATCCTTTCCAAAAAACTACCAGTGAAACTCTATTCGAGTAATGATACAAAGAATCTTGTAAAAGTTCTTACAAAAACCGACTGGGTTATCGTTTCCATTGGATTTACACTACGAACTATTCAGATACTTGCGCCCGATGGAACTGAAGTTAATGAGGCGGACTATTCTCCGAGTACAGGACTTGTCGCAGGACAGCCTGGGCTCTATGGATTCGGCATTTCATATCCCGGTGTTTCTGAGTATGAAGGAAAAACCTATAAGGATGTAAGCATCCCTTCGTTTTTTCAACAGATTCAACGGTGTCTTGCTGAAATCTAATCGTTCTGCCTATCAGAGAAGATGTCCCAAAACACAGGCATCAAATCAATGAATAGCATTTTACCGCTTGGGGTTACAAACTCTATAAATTCAATGGCTACGAATGTATCTAAGAATGCGAGCAAGATGATGGTGAATATGCCATCAATGCCCGCAATGCCTAACATGCCCACAGTCTCATCAATACCGTGGCTTGCTCTTGCCAGTTTTGTTGCTCTTGTATCTATTATCGTTGTGCTTCTCTACTATTTTAACCAACAGGTCAATGATGGAATGAATAAAATCATTACATCTACGCGTACAGCTTTTGGTATGCAAACACAGCCGCCTCCGCCTTCTGCTCCGATGACTGCGGTCACTACGCCTCCACCAGATATTGGAGCCAGTAATACTCCGCCGAACTCGGTTGTTGAGAAAATTCTGCCCCAAGGTGGGTCACAAGTTTTCAACGTAAGCAAGAACACCTTTACATACTATGATGCTGAGCCGCTTTGTAAGGCGCTTGGTGCGGAACTAGCCACCTATGACCAGGTGAAGCAGTCATGGGAACAGGGTGCGGATTGGTGTAATTATGGCTGGGTAAAGGGACAGATGGCAGTCTATCCTACGCAGAAGGATACCTATGAGAAGTTACAGGCTGGTCCTGAGGACCAGCGTATGGCCTGTGGAAATCCCGGATTAAATGGAGGATTCTTTGATAATCCTGAAATGAAGTTTGGTGTCAACTGCTATGGCCCGAAGCCTTCACAGAGTGCGCATGATGCGAATGCTGTGGCCCAGGGAACACCGCAGAGCCCTGATGCTCTACAGTTCGATAAGAAGGTGGCCCATTACAAGTCAGAGGCCGACAATATTGGTGTCATGCCTTTCAGTACAAATAAGTGGAGCAACTAAATACTACTTTACTCCCAGCGCCCCGCCTTTGTAGTTCCAGCACGATTCATCTGGTCGAGCACATATGGATCAATCTCTTTCTTTCTCTGATATCCCTCCTCCTCATTTTCTGAATCATCACCCATTGAAGCTGCTCTTGAATTGGCGATGTTTACAAACGTCCACATAAATAACGGTAGTACACCTCGAATCTTTGCTGAGAAGAGTATATTATCGTAAAAATCTCCTAGCCCTTCCCACTGTTTCCATTGAGTATCCCACCACTCATCTCCAAGTAGATGCGAATACCATTCAAAATCTTCAGGATAACCTTCCTCATTTTCAGGAATCGTATATGATTTCTTATTAACCGTATAAAAGACAACTCGAAAGAAACTATGCTCCAGTTCATTTGGTGCAAGGCGAAATGAATAGCCCACTTTCATCATATTCCTCATGATTGTTTGAATTAGTCTTCGCAAGAAAATGTGTCGTTTTATATGCTCTGTTCCATGATTTAGATAGACCTCTGAATTTAACCATTTCGTGAATTTCTGCTGAAACTTAGACATGAATGACCATACTAGAGTATATTTGATACCTGTATTTAGGCTACCTGCTTTTTAAGTTTCTTACTCACGGTTGAGCCGCGCTCGGCTTTGAGAAACTTCATAATTTCCGCTGTTTCATCTGCGGCCTTCCGCCCTGTTCGTTCATAGTACTCGTGTAAGAGTTCTTCAATACGAGAGTTTGTTAAGGGATTTGTATGTTTCTCCTCAGTAACACTAAGTTTTCCACCGGCCACTTGAATAATCGCATTTTCCATCTTATAGTCTTTAAGAGAATTCATGATTTTCACTTCGAACTCATCCTTCACTTTCCGGGCATTTTGAATTTGACGATTTAGATTCAGTGCCAAGTTATCATAATGAACCCAGTTGCGAACCAGATCGCCAAATTGATTCTTATCAAGTGCCATCTCCTACCATAGGAGCAAAGACATTTGGTAGGCTAGACGCATTTTTCATCTGTAAGACAACGGCAGCAAATGTACACATTGCCAAGATGAGCAGCAGTCCAAAAAGCACGCAAGTGAGCACAATATAAGGAAATACTCTCTCCAGAATATGATTTAAGAGTGGGTCCATGACATAATGGTGTAGTTTCTTCAGACTCTCTTCCTTTTGAAGATACATAATAATTCGTTCAATCATCGGCTGCTTTTCGGCTGGCATCTCCCTGTGGGTTACCTGTGGATTCTTTTGATTCCATTTTTATCTACTTCCCGCAGAAATGAAGCTTTTACTGGATGGACCGGTCTTCTACTCAAAGGACTCCATGTATGTTGCGAATGTGAAGGAGAGTGACTTTACTATTGTCACAGACCCAGTAGATATTTCAAAGATAGGACAGGTACTTGCCCCTTCTACGGAAAAGGTGGAGGCATTTCGCGATACAGTTGTCAATACTCTACAGCCGCAGATTATATCATGGTTTACCACTGCGATTTCAGTTGAGAAGTTACGAAAGAATCTGAAGTTTGAGTTTGCACCCTTTGACTATACACCCGAGTCGCGATGGGTCTCTGTTCGATGGGTACCCAAACATTTTAAAATCCAGACGAAGGGATTTGTCCTTCTCTTTACAGTTCAGTCATTTGTTGAGAGTAATCCCCGGATACCGATAAGTTTTCTTGAATCCACGACTCCGAGGGCCACAACTCCTGAGGAGGCGCCGCTTGTCCGAAATATTGTTATCCAGCCTGGCTCTTCACAAGGAAACGACTTAATTGAATCTACGGATATCCCTCTGTCCGAATCCCACGCATCACTGGAAATTGAAATGGATGATAAGCGTTCTACAGAACGCCAACGCCTGCGCCGTGCAAAGTTACGGTCAGCAATTGCCCGGCTAAAGGTCGAGGAGTTGAAGGAGCGTTATCTTCGTGAATATGGCGATGTGGAAGAGGATAGCGAGGATTCCGACGACTCTGATCTGGAATCAGAGTGAAGATAATTTTTCCCATTTGCCGAAAAATATAGGATTGTCCTATAACAGAATCAGAATGGCCATGGGTCTCAATACACGCACGGTTGTAACTTCTGCAATCTTAGTTGTTCTTGTTGTGGCTGGACTCTATATCCTTGACCCGACACTGGCGGGTCTGCTCGGTAGACGTGAGGGCTTCGATGGCACGCTCAGCGTTGCTGCCAATTATGCGGAGGAGGCTGGACAGAATGATGTGCCTGGATCTCAGCGCAGGAAGGCCACCATGGATGTTCCGACGAATGCGAGTGGTCCCTCGGATGCCGTGGCCAATGTGACACAGGGCTTTGCTGATCTGGGCACGGCTGAGGGCCCTGCGTCATTTGGTGATGCGCAGGCGCCTGCTGGCTGCTACCCGCGTGACCAGCTGACGCCGAGTGAGCTCCTCCCGAAGGACCCGAACTCCGTCTGGGCGCAGCAGAATCCGATGGGCACGGGCTCCCTCAAGGGCAAGAACTTCCTCAGCGCGGGCGCACTCATCGGCATCAACACAGTTGGCCAGTCCCTGCGCAATGCCAACTACCAGCTCCGCAGCGAGCCCCCGAACCCGCAGGTTCCGGTCTCCGTCTTCTACCAGACGACGATTGACCCTGACGTGAACCGCCGCACACTTGAGATCAACTGATGAGACATCAGTTATTCAAGGCGACTAAAGTCGCCGAAATAAATTAAGGTAAATGCGTAAATTCTTTAAAACTCTCATTTGATTTTCTATAAAAAAATCGTATGAGATTCTAAAATGAATAACAATAATAGTACAAATCTGTCCAAGATTAATACCAGTTTATTTGAAAATAATAACGGTGCTTCTAACAATGGTGCTTCCAATAATGGCGTTAATAGCTATGGGAATGGTGTCAATGCCAACCGTCAAATGATGGCAGCCAAAATGGGCAATCAAGGCAATAGTTCCAATAATAATGGCGCAAATAGTGTTAGTGGAGGCCGCCGTCGTCGCCGCCATGCGCGCAAGACGCACCGCAAGCGTCATAGCCATCACAATAAGAAATCCCGCAAAAATCGGAAGCACTAGTAAGTGATATGTCCGACTCATCATGGCTCCAGAACATATCAAAAAATATGTTTAGTGCCTTGTCAAATATACAGACCAGTGCCTATCCTACAGTCTCGGTAAAGAGCTCTGTGGATGGAAATACCTACATGGTTCGCGATATGTCTGATAAACAGGAGGCCGCTGATCTTCTGGCTCGTGTTCGTCAACGCATGCAGAAACTCTACAATTACCTGATTGCGACCTATCCTGAGAAACTCCAGGTGAAGCAACTTAGACAGAATTTCAAGCCTGACCCCTCGCGAATCAGCGAATCAACTCCGGATGCTGAGCATACCTCGTACAGTGTCAATAAAGGTGAATCTGTTCACCTCTGTCTCCGACAGCGCCAAGGAAACAATGAGTCTCTCGTTAAGGAAAATGTCATGACATTCGTAGCCCTTCATGAAATGTCTCACATGATTACACCCTCAGTTGGTCATGGCCCCGATTTCTGGAATAATTTCGGCTGGCTCCTCAAAATCGCCGAAGAGCAGGGAATCTATAAATATGAAGACTTTGCTGCGCACCCCGTGGCTTATTGTGGTGTAAAAATCACCGATTCTCCAAAATATGACTCTAAAAAGGACGCGTCGAGTTTTGTTATAGGGACAATATCCGAATAACAGATAGATGGGTGATAGTCAGAACTCTAATGAAGAGAGTTTGGCCGGCTCAATTGCCGATGAAATTGACCTTTGGAAAACACTCTTTGAGCCCGATTTCTACACAAGTCTATCCGACCCCTTTGGTCCAATCACTCTTGAAATCCAGTATTTCGCTGAGACTCCACTTGAAACAGGTGAAGAGCCTACAGAAGTGATTAAAATCCCTATTTTCCCTTTCTATACGATGAATGATATTAAAATGGCAATTTACAATCAAAAAAACCAGGCAAAATTTGCTCCGCAGTTCCAGTTTCTCGCAGAATATAATGAGGAAACGGAAAAATATCAAGCACTTGATGCATATTACTTGGAGCCTGGCTCTAAGAAACCACTCTCATTTGACGACCCTTTTTCTTCCGATAGAAATAAGGCGTTTGTTGACGATGGTGGAAATAAAAAGACACTCAATCTTGTATCCCGTAGCCGAACTCTCTATGAGGACACCTATCTCTATGCCAAAAAGGAACCGATTCTTCGACTCTTTTTACTTTCTGAGATTGTTGCGGCCAAGGAGAGCCTAGGTAATGAGGCACGCTATCTCGGATATATCAAACCGTATTTTAACTCTGATTATATCTCCAATACAACGAAGGGTGATACAGTTCCTACGGACCAGGCTGTTGAACTCAAACGCGCCCGCACATATTTCTCAGCACGCGAAATTCTCTTAAAGAAAACAATTGAGCCAAGCGTTGCCAGATTCTCAGGTGATGTAAATCTGCGAATTGAAGGTGTTAAGTCATTACGCCTTGTGTGGCTTCATAGAACTGATAAAAAAACAGTGGATACACTCTTCTATGAAGAGACAGTGAATCAAGTACGCCCCTTTCTTCGCTTACTTCCTAAGGATTCAACACCTGTTACAAAACTTCATGTGGTAAAAGGTCCAGTACCTGCACCTGCACTTGCGGATCCTTGTCTTGTTCTTCAGTGGGCGCGTGAAAAGAATCCAGCACCCAAAAATGATTTTCTCTTTGGAAAGATTGACATTGGAGACGAGTATGCTACTCTACAAGTTCTAGATGACGGTACAGCAGCAGTTGTTGTTCAGCCTCGCAAGGGACAGCGTCAGTTTGAAGCTGAGAGTGCTGAACTTTTCAAGGAGCGTATTCAACAGGGAATCGCCGGTTTTCCTTTTGCGGTCGAGGACCCGCAATTAAATGAAATGTCATTCCAGGCAAGTATAACAATCAAAGGTGATAAAATCGAGCGCCGTGAGATGTCAAAACGTCTTGAGGCCTTCGGTAGTTTCTTTCAGGAAATACCGCCGCCACCAAATTCACCGTCACTCATCTCGCTCCGCTATAAGGCAATCAGTAACTTCTATGCACAGGACCGTGTTCAACTTTATTTATCACAACTTGTCGGAACAAAAATTGCTCCTGAAGCAATAATCACAAAAACAGCAGAGGCCTTTGAAATTACTCTACAGCAAGCCCGCATGGAGTACGAGGAATTTGCAACACGAGCTGAGGAGATTATACCCGTAGTACCTAAATATAGTGTATTCAGACTCAAGTATAATCCAGGAATTGATATTAATATCACCGCACATCATCCGACCTATACATTCCAGATAGAGCGAGTTGATTCCATTACAAATCTTCAGAGAGTTCTCACACTATTATCTGTTATGATGACGATGGCTGTAACGAAGCCGGCACCGGCTGCTGCTGTAGCCACTCTTGCCAAAGCAGTTGCCTTTGAAGAGGCCGGTCAGGAAGCTCCTAAGGTTGCGGCCGCGCCCGTGGATGAATCGAAATCAAAACTCTCTATTGCAAATTACTTTATCAAACGTCTCCAACAAGCCGACCCAACACTCTTCGGATTTGGAGAGGGGCAGACAACTCAAAATGGATATGGTCAGATGTGTCAATTTGCGCAGATGAGACAACCTGCTGTCCTCAATGAGAAACAATATCAGCGTATGCTTGAACTTTATGATAGTAATATTACAGATAATGAAGTTGAGTTTGTTGAAGTCTCTTATAAAAACCCCGTTCCTTCTGGAGACTCTAAACTTGCAGATACGTATGCAACAGAAAAGGAGATTGATGATAATACCTTCTCAGTTCTCAAGTATGGAACAACTCTCAAAGATCAGCGATATTATATTTGCTCAGAGTATTTCTGTATAGAAGATGAAATACCACTTAGACCGAGCGAATTTGAAGGTGCTGGGGCCTTTCGCCCAGAAGCCGATGAGGAATTTCAGGGTAAACCGAAACTTGCCAATCACTGTCCCTTTTGTAATGGTCGTCTAATTGATACAAAAAAGAAGAAGGACCCTGGTGCAACCGTCTACAAGCGCGAAAAGATGAAGTATATAGGATTTATGAATAAGGATGCTCACCCTGCACATTGGGGTCTACCGTGCTGTTTCACAAAGCGAAAGTTCACATCAAAAGGTAAATTTATTGAGTTTTTCAAGAAACAGCGTGAAGAGGAGAAGAAATCTGGACCTATTGCTCCAGAGGTAGATGCCACTGAAGAGGCGGTCGCTGAGGCGCCAGTAGAAGAGGAAGGGGATGCCTATGATGAGGATGCAGATATAGAAGGAATCAACTACGAAGATGTTCTAAATCGCACCCACGAACGCACTGTTGTGAAGGATACAAAGTTTCCTCTTGAACTCAAAGGCGGTGAGCCGCAACTTGGTCTTGTGCCGAGTGTTCTTGATACATATTTTCATCAGAATCCAGAGGACCTTGTTACAAAAGGGATGACAATGAGAATGAAGCCCATATCAGAAGGATTTTTCCGTATTGCTGCCGATAATCGCCTCTCTCGTCGCCCAGAATCTTTTTTTGCGGCCATTGCGCCTTTTTTCAAGAAGAATTCAGCGACTGATGTTCGCCTTCGCTTACGCGAACTCTTTGGCGGTCCTTCAGGTGTCAAACTCTTCACCTCCATTAATTTTGGAAATCTCATGCTCGAATTCTATACACCCACTTTATCTAATGAACAATATACTGCGGCTGAACTTACACGGTTTGCGGTGAGAAACTTAAATCCGAAGCGGTCACAGCAGTACCCCTATATTGCGCGTATTAAAAAGTCCTACGATAATTTCATGAATTTTCTAAATAATTCTAAGAAACTCAAAGAGTATCGGCAATTTGCTCATCTCTTGGCACAGCCAAATATTTTCATGCCTGCTCTAATTACTAAGCAGGGAACTAAAATAGACCGACCTGGTATTCTCTTTGTAGTCATTGAGATGACAGATGATAAAAATTATACAATTCGCTGCCCTCCCTTTGGCGTAACTGAAACAATGGAATCATGCGATATTGGATTCTTAATTCATAGGGAGGAGATTTGGGAGCCGCTCTTCTTCCTGAAGAATTCAGTTGATTCACGCGGATTTGCGAGACATATTCATACCATGCGTGTTAAGAGTGATAATACCCAATCTCCTCAACTGCCTGCTGCTGTATTAGATGCCATTCAAACATTTCGCACAAAGTGTGCAAATGAGGCGCCGACGGTCTATACTGGAATTCAACAACTGGCGCGCCCTGAGAATACACTCCCTACACTCACCGCATTAGTTGAACTTCTGAGTGAGGTTGGAACCTTTGTAGGTGTTATTCGTGATGTGTACAATCATGTTGTCGCAGTAACATTTAAAATCGACGAGGACAACGAAGTCGCATTCCCTGTAATTGATGACGGATTTATGCAGAGTCAAAATAGTCTTGTTATCTATTTTGGATGGGAAGGGTTCACCGCGGCGCCGGTTGAGATTGCCTGGTCTTTTTACGAAGTAAACGCGACGAAGTTTGTAGACTATCCTGGATATAAGCCACAGAGAATCATTCGTCTTCCCTATGGAAAAACAAAGGCCATTAAAGCCATTCAGTTTGAAAATGGAATCTTTGTTCCTGTCTCAGATGCCAATGTAGCCGCAGATGAAATTCCAGGAAAAATCGATGACCTTACAGAGATTGAATTTGAGTGGACCATTAATGAGAAAATAGGGCGACCCACTGAATCGGCAAGCGATAAGAAAACAGGTGATAAGAGAACAGTCTCAATTACAAAAGAGATTGAGACAGAAAACGAAGTCGAGGAGATTTTCCAGCATTTCCGTCTGTCGGTCAGTAATTGGCTTTTATCAAAAGAGGGCATTCCCTGGAAAAACAAAATTCAGGAGATTATTATGCCGGCTTCACAGACAATTGGGTATACGCTGTCGGTTGGCAGAAAACGTGAACTTCTACAGATACTATTGGCTGAGCGGATGAAAGGCTTTATTGATACGACGCATGAACCAGAAAGTAAGATACCTTCAGTGGTTCGCGTGGACTGTAGAAAGTTAAACCAAGGTGATTGTACAGCCTCCAATCGGTGCGTATGGCGACCGGATGAGAAACGATGTCTACTCCATGTAAAAGCACTCCCTGATGTCGACAAAACAGATATGAGAAAAGTCTTTTTACTACGTCTTATTGAGGAGCTTATACGGTTTCCTCGTCGCCGTGCGCAGATTCTACAGGAGCGCAATCGTCGCATTGGAACACTCTCTAAACTCAGTGGAGCAGTACGCATGATTGACCAATACATTGTACCAGAGGATACATCTGAGTGGGCTGAATTAATGAATATGGATTGTAAGAAGAAAACACCTGAGATTCCTCATTTCTTTGAAGAGTTTTCACGAGAGGAAGGGGTCAAACCAGAGGCGCCTGTACCTCTGGCTGTACCTCTGGCTGTAACTTCAAGTTTACCTGAGTTTGTACTCAATCTTCTAGAAGGCGATGATACAACCTATGAACTTGTGCCCTTTGAAACAGCAGACCGAAAGGGAGACCAAGGTCGCTACGATACTCTTGAATATGGATTATCAACAGACCCCAAAAAGGAACCGCCGTTCGTAGATGACGAGATTATAGAGGAAATGATGACTATGTTTGAGGAACCTGAAACTGGTTTTGTTGTATTTAATGACGGCAATGAGACACCGCACGGAGTTCTAGGTTTCAGTGATTATGCATATATCGTATTTTATATCGACGATGCATACTCTTTCCTTGTAAAGAAGGGCGAGCCTATTTCACCCCTTATGACAGACACAGTTCAAGATACACTTAAAGAAGCAATCCTAGTACTTTAATCCATCTGGCAATCGGGCATTGGTAGAAGAATTGTCTGCTTTCCACCCGCTTTCAAGGCTCGCGTACGACAGTCGAGCATATCGAGAACCTCCTTCTCCAGGCGATTCAGACGAATACGACGATAATTCGGATTATTCGGATGAAGAATTACTAAATACAAATCACCGACTTCAAGGCCGTACAAGGTCTCAAGAAACCAGCGATATGTATTTAATTGTAGAGTGTAGTGCCAGTAATTACAATTTGGCAGATGCTCGAGTGGTGGATAGCCACGCTCAAAGTCATTTGTCGATTTGATTTCTTTTGAGCGCTTCCAGTCATAAATCACAATCTTTCCATCTGACTTGCGCCTGAAGACTCCATCAATACTGCCGCAAAGAAGATGAGCAGCCGACCAGACTTCCCACTCCATACGAAAGGGCTCTAGGTCATGGCCATGAACTGACCAGAAATTCATAAAATACTGCCATTCGGGTGTCTCCTTTACTGCCGGATCAATTCGGTCAAGGGCGCCGTTGAGGAATTGTTCAATCGCCAAATGAATTGCCGTTCCTAGACCGCTGGCTTCTTTTCCAGAATCGGACCAGCCCTTTTCAATCTCCTCCGCCGTTTTTCCGAAATACTTTGACTGCGGCCATTTCGGCGAACGCATCATCTTCTCAATGGTGGCCTTCGGATCGAAATGCGGAAAAAAATTGTGGAGAAACCCGGTACAGGAGATAACATTTGTTGAACTGCCGTCAATATAATATGTGTGGGTAGGCTCAAAAAAACGGATATGATCGTCACGAGGATGTTTATTCTTCGTGGCGAGCACTTGCCAGTCTTCGGGCATTCTTCTTATAGTGTCTTAGAGGCCAATCTTTAGGACTGTCTACACAGTATAGTCTACAAGTTCCATAAGCGCCTTACCAAGTTTATTCTCACCCACAATCTTACGCTCCTTGTATTCACCATTGAAATCTGGTTCAACTGCGCCCGTAGAAAGGAGATACTTACGCTCGCCCTTTGCCGCGTCGAGGATTTTCTGAAAATCAGTATCCTTCGCTAAACGAAGTTCAAGCGCATACTTTAGAAGTCGCATCTTTTCATCCTTCCAGAAGAGTCCAGAGTCAGCCTTCTCCTTGAATACTGTCTTCTTGTCCCCTACAAGATTCTTCTTAATAAGACCTAACTGTGCTGTAAGTAAATCATAATACTTCTTGGCCTTTGCTTGCGCTGCAACCTTGAGTTGCGCAACCGAAGTTCCAAAGAAGCCTGTTGTCTGGAAGAGTGCGGCCTTTTCTGGTTGATTGGAGAAGAGTTTATACTTCATACCCGCAAGGAAGTGTTCAATTGTAGGATAGATGGCCTTCGTATCCTCTTCATCTGGGATATTCATAGGAATCATGAGGGAGAGCCACTTACGCGCATCATCGCGGCCAAGGCCAAGTATCTTCTGCGCCGGCGCCTCAATTGAGAATTGGATGAGCTGGCCAGGCGCATAGGTCGCCTGGGCCTCAACCGGCTTCACAGATTTGACAAAGTCCTCTGCTACCTCTTCTTCTTCTAGGTCTTCGGCTATAGACTCTCCAGGACGCGGCGCACTGCCCTGTTTAAGGAGAACAGGCGCTTTGGGTGCTTCCACACCACTAGGCGCTACCACTTTTCCATCTGTGACCCGCTTGAAGATAAACCAGCGATTCATGAAACTGAATTGCTGGATAGCAGGAAACTTCTCAAGACCGTACTTGCGATCCTTTGTCATTTCATAACTCGCCGAGAAGAGATTTGTCGAAGTCTTCAGACCGAGTTCGTTTACAGGGTCCTTCACAAGTTCACAGCCAATTGTATCCATCTTCGCTACTAGAAGATCCCATGGCATCAGGTACTCCTGGTGAGGAAGTCCAATGGAGGCAAACTCCACTGTAATCGCCTTTCCGAAGCCGTCATCCGTTATGGGCAGTTCCGTATCTTCATAGTCCTTGCGAATTGTCCAAATTGTCTCTTCACCCTGCTTGCCAATATGCGAGTCACCTGTCTTTACATCACGTAGAAGTTCAAAGACAGAGCCGCCATCAAAGCAGCACCCTACGAAATAGCCACCGACTTTCAAGCAATCGGCTACATTTCGCAGGAATCCATCAAACGTCGTCTTATCCTTAAAGAAATAGTGGAGCGCGAACATACAGGAGATTACATCCGCCTTGTTTTGTAGGATACCCGTTAGTTCATCAATATAGGGGGCAACACCACCACCTGTATTCTGACCAAAGAGTGTGCGCAACATCTTTTTCTCTTCTTCTGTGCGGCCCGCTTCACCTGTAACAATCGGCGTTGTTACATCACCTGCGACAAAGACGATATCAGGTACATTTGCACGACCGAGTTTCAGAATATCCTTTAGCATACGATTATAGGCTCCATTATTCTTATCTAGAATATCAATCATTGCATAGTCAATACCCAGAACAAAGCGCGGCATGAGTTTCTCCCATTTGTGAAGGTCGCCACCCTTTCCACACGCCATGTCAATCAAGACCTTCTTTTTCTTCTCGCCACCGAGTACTGACTTCAGAAGTACCTGATACTTAATCCAGTCATTGTGGAAATCACGCATAGGACGCATATAAGTTTCACTCAGAGCACTAATCTTTCGCTGAGCTGAATAGACCATCTTTCGCGGGATTGCTTCACGTGCCTTTACGAGTGCTTCAATTTCTGCTTCTTCAGGTGTCTCTGTGCCCTTGCGAATCATGGAGGGCGTAATCGGCTCATATATACTGTTCCATGTCTCATTTGCAACAAACTCCGCGTTCATTGTTCCCTTCACAGCATTACCGATTCCTCCAGCTGCCTTGCGGAACTTTTCCGTCTTGTCATGACGGACACGCATAGGAATCCAGCGCCAACCAGGCTCGTTGCTCGGCTCATAGCGCATCTCTACAATGCTGCCGTCCTGAATGATTTCACCAAGTTCACTTGTTACATAGTCCATGTTCTGAAGTTCATCCACCTCACGCTCACGATAGCAAGTTGACGCAAGTGTATCAATGTAATTCATAGGAGAAAACTCTACTGCGCGATATCCACCACGCTTTCCCTTCTCCTTTGTCCAGCGCTTTGCTAAAACAGCCTTGCGAGGGTCATTCATAATCTCATCCTCGCGGCTTGATACATAGAGAACAAGGCGCTTGTATCCATGTAGGGGCTCAAGGTCCGTGGTAGGATTCTTTCCATAATGGACCTTATCCTCCTTTAGTTCCTTTTCAATCATTACAAGGAAATCAATTGTATTCTCATCGGCTGGTTTCCACTTGAGTTGCTCCATGAAGGCCGCATTCGGTTTCGCAGGGAGAGGAGTTGCATTTGGAGTAAAGATGAGTCCATCTGTGTGATAGATCCGTGTATCGCTGTGCGGAAATGCCTCATCATTAATCACTTTGAAGATTGAGAGTTCGTCCTCTTTCGAACCAAAGAAGAACTTCTTCGCACTCACATCCAAGAGAAGAGTTCGCTTATTCTCATATCCTTTGATAGTGATTTCAGGTGTATCCCACGCCTTCATGAACTTTGCAAGTGCCGCATGCCGAGTTCCCTCTTCAGACCTACCCTCCTTGGGTTTCTCATAGAAAGGAAGATTCCAGACTTTGGCCTTATTGAGGTAATACGCATCAAACAGCAGAAGCAGATTAGCCGAACGCCCAGGCTTGTGTTGGATAATACCATCCTCTGTCACCACCTCCTCACCCTTTCTCCGTGTGACCCACTCACCATCAAGTAGTGAGTTTGCACAGCCAATTTGCTTGAGACCAGTTGCGTAAACATTCAGTGCCATATCAATCATGTAGAGGTCACCTTCAGCATTTACAAATGCGTGTACACGAAGACCGTCTGCCTTATCCGTGACATTATAGCCATCACGAATATTTGGTTGCCCATCAGTGCGCTCAGAACGCATATGCTCCAGAAGCAGTGTACGCGGCTTCACACCGCGAAATTCGGGCGTCGCTGTAGGAAGTTCGGCGCGTTTCAGGTACTCTGAAATAACCGAGCGCTTTGTTGACCTCTGAATAAGTATAGAATTCTGCTGAATGCCACGAAGCACTTCGCCAATACCTGCGATGAGCCGATTCAGATAAACACCCATCGTCTCCTTGTCGCGCTGCTCTTTTGAACCTGTTTCGGCAAGTTTGGCTTTTTCGCCGTCCGTCAGATCCTCGCGTAGAAGTTCCACTTCAATTTCATAGGTCGGTGGATTCCGCGCAAACTTCTCTTCATTGAATGTCTTCACCCAATTGAATCCATTACGACTGGAACTTGTAGAGCGCACCATGGAGAGGTCAAACTGAACACCACCCTTCTTGAAACTCCAACGCTTAATTAAACGAAACGCCTTATTTAGATTTGTCCAGCCTTCAAAAGCCTTTGATACATCCTGGTGCTTGTTTTCCTCATCACTATTTCCACGGTCATGCTCCTCGCGAGTCTTGATACGAATGCCATATTCATTAATATCAAGTGTATCGCGAAACTTATCTTCAGGCCCACGCTTCTCAATCTTCTTCTTTACAATTGCAAGCCAACCCTTGTCATCTAACTTATTATCATTACAGTATTCCTGAATATCCTCAAAGGAGTTCATAGTGAAACGGAGACCCGATTCGCAAAGAATATTGAGTTTCTCGTCACTATTTGGATTTACTTCTTCAAATCCTCGCTCCTTCAGGCGGCGGATGATTTTGAGAAATGAATCTGCGTCCATACCACCCTCCTTGTTGAATGTCACTTCAAGTTCGTGAGTGCGATTGGACATCCATTTTTCAAGCATGTCCTTTATTTCATCGACTTGGCTCTTGCTCAAGTCCATCTGAATCCTACTGCTTGTACTGAACTTCTACACAGTTCAAACTTTAACCTCGTCTCCAGTACGACCATTCAGATGCCGAATAGCCTGTAGACGGCCAAGAGCACGCGCATAGTCCTCTTTTAAGATTTTTCCTGACTCACTACGAGTTGTAGGGAGCCCCCCATCAAGTGCCTTCCACTGCTGCTTCATAACCTCAAGTGTTCCCTCAGCCATAGGATACTCACACTGCCACTTTGCATCTTCACGGTCACTCATCCACTTACCGAGACCAGTCAATGTTAGACCCCTTTCACCTGCTGAACGATAACGCTCACGGGACCAGAGAATAGGCTTCTCAGGCGTCCAGAGTCGGAGGTCCTTCGGAACAAAGGTCACCTTCTTCTCATTTTCATGAATACGGACCCATTGGATTTCACAGAGTGAACTGACGGCTTCTTCGAGAAGTTCAAAGTTCTCTTCAGAGGCATTCTCAACATTTGTGCCAAGGGCATCACAAACCTTCGCCTTTGTCCCACGGCGACATCCTTCACCTGTCTGGGCTCGCTCCTGAAGACGAACAATGTGGTCGCTGAGAATCTTCTTGCGAAGCACTTCACTTCCTGCGCGGTATTCGGGGTCTGTTGACCAGAGCCATAGGGAAACCGGACCCGGAGGATTCAAGCGTGCCCACTGAATACCGTATTCAGTTAGAGTTGTTTCATCCACAGGCATGGAGATCTGTTCTCCAGGCATTAAGATGAGTTCGGGGACCTTTGACTTATTTGGATTCTGTTCGATACTGGAAAGTAGTGATTCCATCCTTACTTTCAAGTATTTGCTTTCTAAGTTTAGACCCTTACACTTCCTGTCGCAGAGTCTCCATCTCCTTATCGCGCTGCTCAAAGTTTACACGATTCTGTTGGCAAAACTGGAGAAATTTCTCAATCTCCGTAACAACGTACGGAGAGAGTTTGCCTACATCAAAAAAAATACCATTTGTATTTTCAGTGAATTCCACTTCATTTCGCTTAAGGATGCGGAAGAGTTCCTCCTGCTCAGACTTAATCAGAATCTTAATGGCCTCCCAGAGTTTTCGGCGCCGGTCATATTCCTCTTGGGGCAAACTTACCACTTTTGATTCAGGTGCTTCTGTATTTGCGGAACTACTCATCTATTATTCAGTTTCCTCCTCTATATCTTCTTCTTCCGCGCTGGGCTCTGCATCCTCCTCGTCCTCCTCATCAGCAGTGGCAATGGCAGCTTCCTCCGCTTCCGCTGCATCATCGCCCTCCTCCACCACCTCCGTAAACTCTTCTTCCTTTTTCTCTTCAGCGGCTGCGCCTTCGGCGCCAGTCTTTACTTTTCCCTTAAAGATGCCAACTGATAGGATAGAAGTGTCATTGACCTGATAGCGCGATTTCTTAATCTCTACGCGAACTGTATCTCCAACCTTGACGAGATCATTAAACTCCACTTCACCAATGTGAAGGTCGCGAGGTACCATCACGCGAATCGCACCTTGATAATCAATATACATACCCATGCGATTCTGACGGATAACCGTTCCTTCAATCTCAATTCCATCAGGAGGCTGTAGAACTTTCGCAGATGCCTCGGCATAGAAGAGAACATCTCCAGTGTAGCGACCCTTCTCGACCATTCCCATGCTACGAGAAATCATATTTACAGAATTAGGAAGAACATAACCATTTCGTGAGCATCTGCCCTCATACTGCGCCTTAATCTTCTTCATAAGAAGTTCATCAAGGTCAATAATATCCTTACCCATATCCTTTGCAGTAAGAGTGACTTTCGTTTCAAACTGTATATCGAGTTCCATAGTACCTTTCCTAGTAAATGAAAGTATTAATCAATTTTAGACCTCCCCTGCTTTTTTGCTTTTCGACTTCCTCTTTTTCTCTTCAAGTTTTAAGTGACCACCTTTATATGATTCAATGCTACGATAGAAGAAACGTTTTCTTGCCTGCGCTTTGTCCAACATTCGCAGAACTAGATCCAGTAAGAAGCAGCCACTAAATGCGCCGCGAATCGGCTTGATACTCTCCTCATCAAGTCCTAAATCAATAGAATCAGGAAGTTTCTCAACTACAGTTGCGAGTGTTGTAAGGAGAGGGTCTCGCTTACTACGATTTGAACTCAACGAGCATTCACTACCAACAGGCATTGTTGCTCCAGGTGCCACCGCGCGTGCAGTTTTAAAACAGACGTGACTCGATTCATTGGGCACGAGAAATCCGTAGTATAGATGCTCAAGCTCTTTTGAATATGCGGTAGTTGTATAATTAATTGTAACTGTAGAATCTCCTTCAGTTAATTCTTCAATTGTATCTAGCCTACAATCACCCGCTTCACAACGATGCTTTATTTCGCCACTGTGAAGATCTACAAATCGGAAGAGCCACCGCTCACCTTTTTCAATGTATTGGTCACGGAAAAGATGTCTATTTCTTTCAAACTCCTCTGTACCCATCCAAGAAGTGACTAACTTAAATTGTTCTGCGCTTGTGAGAAATTCATCCCACATTGTCTCTTTAACAACGCGAACTAGATGCGATTTCCAAGTTTCACTTTCTTTGACCTTTTCATATAAATAACCCACCATACCGAGTTTCTCTTTTACAATTTTCATAAGAGTCTCGTCACCTTTATAGATTTCTCTAAAGACTGTAAGAATAAATCTTGGCGGAATATATTTACCCTTTTCAATTTCAAAGATGACCTTCTTATTTTCTCCAGCCTCCATGTTTTCAACCCATTCTTCCACGGCTGCCCATAAAGGTGGTAATTCTTCTTCAGCCTCCTCGCCTGTATTAGCGGGCGCAGGAGCGGCCTCAACCAGTTCCTCCACCACAGTTGCATAGGCGTCGCGTTTTGGTGGAAAGGGTGCTACACGCAGAGCAAGTGGAATGATTTCATCATGAAGTAGGTCTGGCTGAAAGAGAAAATATCCATTTTTATAGATAATATGCCCCTGCTTTCCAAAGAGTTCCAAGTGTAATGATTTATTTCGTATAATATTATGAATCATCATTGAAATTGCTTTCTGGGGAACATCATCAACTAAGAGTGCTTCTTCAAGTCCTTCAATAGAAAGGAACGCCTGCTCGTGACCATCTTCTGTTTTGAATAGATTCTTCATCTTCTGAATAAGTTGGTGTTCGCGCCATTTAGCAGAATATTCTGTGTAGGTCTTATCAGTTGATGTATCCGCGTCAATTACTACAGAGGGTTTACATTGAAAACTTTCACAGCGCTCCATCCAATCGCAGAGCGCACTAAAGGGTGTATCATTTCGTAGAGCAATCTCAACTTTACGACCATCGCTTCGAACCACTGAACGTGTTGACCGCCGATTGCCTTGACTATCCACTATTGGAACCGCAGCAAGTTTTGTTATGCTTATAGCTTCACGATTTAGATTACAATCAATACCGTATTCCTTCAGAATACGTGATACTCGACCAACTTGAATTGCCTTTTGAACGGCTGTTCGGTAGGTGTAGAGATCAACTGTTTCGCGATCTGCTGCCGCTCCACTAAATGCGTTTGCCAGCAGATACACAGTACAGTTTCTCTCCTCTTTATCTAAAAGTGCATGACTACAAGTACGAATACCACGACCTACAATCTGCTCCGTCTTATTTAAGTGGAACCAACTATCAAAAATATAGATTTCACGGATAAATTTCAAGTCAATACCCTCACCTGCTACTTGCGAACCAATAACAATCTTAATTTTACTTCCATCCTTATTATCTGGACGCCTCTGTGCCTGAATTGAAGTTTCATTATTTGGAGAAAGTTCAGCAACACCTGTAAGGAGTACATATCGCGCAGGTACAAAAGGATGTCCAGTATGTCCCTTTTCGCGCGCAGGACACATTGCGCACTGACGGCCGAGAGACCCAAGCGCTCCACCTTTTAGGAGTCCATGACCAGGCTCAGCGCCATAGAGTGTATATCCATTGGCCTCGAGCGCAAGCGCAATACTTAGAGCACCCACAGGTACAAAGCGACTGTAGATAAACGCACAACCCTTTGCGTGTCGCACTTGTTGAAGAAAAAATTTTGTCTTTGGACTAAATTCACCCAGCCTCTCTTCAAGTAACCAATCCTTATCCTCAATTTGGTTCTCATACTGAACACTGGGCGTGCGAACTGTACCATCCTTTGCTCGGCTACGACCAGGTGCCTTCTGTGTTTCTCCACTCTTATCAAAGGTCAGGTCAAATCCATTTTTTTCAATGCGCTCCGCAAGAACAGTCTCATCGTAGAGTTTTGGATAGATAAAATTACCTGCTTGAATAAGTTGATTTTGAGTTGCAATACCGAGTTTTTTACCGAGTTTATCTGTTAATTCAAGATAATCTGCCGCAGTGGGCCCTTCAAATTCGCAAGGAATAATGGGTAGACTGTTCTTCATGAACTCTTCAACAATATCAGGGCCATCTGTATCACGCCCTTCACGGTCTTTGGCAATATAATACTCTCCATCAGGACCATAGACCGGCCATCCTTCAAGGGCAGGCAGGACTCCACCTTTACGAGCCATGGGCATGAGACGTGTAGGAAAACTCAGAGGATTTTCACCTCGCATAAAACTCACATATCGTTGAGCAACCTTGCCAAGTTTTGTAGCACCTGGAGCCGTTAAAATGCCAGATGTCTTATCAAAAATCTCTTCAGTAAGGTGGTCAGTAAGAGGAACCTTATCATTGATTAGTAGGAGATTTAATAGGGAGATAATTTCCTTATGACTATTAAACATAGGAGTGCCTGTTAAGAGCACGAGAACAAGTCCATCTGCTATACTAAGTACACGCTTCAGTGGGCCTGTAAGGATTTTCCCCGCCTTCGCATCCTTTACTTCACCCTCTCCTCCAGGTGCATCGAGATTTTCAGATTCTGTTTCTACCATATCACGTAGGTTGTGCGCCTCGTCAATAATTAACATCTTACCACTGAAGGTTTTACGAATCTCTTCATTGGCAAGTTCCTCCTGGTCAGGACGAAACCGTTCAAGAATTCGTTTAATCACTCCAGCGAACTCAATATAACCGAAAATCTTGTATCTGGATTTCACAAGGTCTTTTACACGATTCTGGATAATCTTCGGGTCACGCTCAAGAAGACTTCCTGTGAGTGCGAGATACTTATCACCTGTACAGGAATTTACTGTATTCTGTTCATCACCCTTTCCAATTGTCATTCTCTGAGCATCAAAAATTGTCTTTTCAAAGTTGGGCTGAATATTTGGAGGGGCAAGTATATAGACTTCATCTTGAGGATACCGCTCAAGATATCCTTCGGCAATTGTAATGGCTGCGCATGTTTTACCTACACCTACGCCGTGATAGAGAAGGGCTCCCTGATACGGAGTAGCAGGAGAAAGGAAGGTGGAGACAAAACGCTGAACAGGTGTTAGCTCAAAGTCCTTTTCTGTATCGCACGGATTTACATCTGCATCAATTTGTGATTGAATATCTGGCTGCTTGGCTTCAGCAAATTCGCGTTTTTCCATGAGTTTTTCAATAAAACGAGGGTCATCAAGATCAGGATAGAGTCCTGCGAGGTCCTCCCAATTATCTTGGTCCTCCCATTCGGTCTCTTCTGGTACTTTGAAATCAGGAAGAGATGGAAGAGGGCTCGGCGCCTCCTCATCAGGGGGTAATATTTCAGATTCAGCCTCACTGTTATCATCGGCATCAGAATCAAATTCCTGTACAAGTGGCGTTGATTTAATTGTTATACCCCTTTTCTCAGGCACTTGTACAGGAGGAAGTTGTGCCGCCAGAGAAGGAGTTTCATTTTCTTCAATAGGGCTTCCTTCCTCCTCGGCCTCTTCAGCCTCTTCAGCCTCCTCGGCCTCCTCAGCCTGATTTGCAGATAATTCTAAAACCTCTGGAGAAGGAGAAGCTGGGGCAACAGGAGTTTCTTCTTCTTGAATAAGACTGCCTTGATTTGCCTGAACTGGAGAAGGACCAGCTGGAGCAACAGGAGTTTCCTCTTCTTGAATAAGACTTCCTTGGCTCGCCGAGGCTTGATTTGCCTGAACTGGAGATGCCTGCTGAGGAGCATTTTCTGCCACTGGGCTTATAGCAGCCACCTCCTCTTCAGGCGCATCTTCCCATAGTGGACTATCACCCATCTACTAAGAGACTTGAAAGTTCTTATACAATGCCCGCGCCAAGCACAAGTGGACAATAGTTGCGCAGAATTGTAGTGACTCGCAGAAGTACCTCCTTCTTCTCAACATTCTCATCGCGAATCTTTGTCAAGGCCACTTCAAGTGGAAACCATCCAAGATCACCAATCTCCCGCTGCATGTGCTCATTCGCATTTTCAAAACTGACCTCAACATTCTCTTTTACATATACAATGCGATACTTGTGACAGTAGTGAATATGATTTGACCCAAAAAAAGTCTCCTGTATGGGCTCCAAATTCTCAATCATTTGAACATCCTTCTCGTGAAGTCCAGTCTCTTCCCACATCTCACGAAGCGCACATTCACGCTCAGATTCATAGGGGTCCCGCCTTCCCTTCGGAAATCCCCATTCGGGCGTTTCCCAACCGGGTCCAATCTTGCTAAAGATATCACGAAGCATTTCGCGCTCACCATTTTCATTAAGGATTCCGTGTTCACGAATAGCCTCAAGTTTTGTGCGACTATTCTCCTTCTCTTGCCGATACTGCGTATGCGAATGATCTGCGCCCCAAAGTTCATTCCAGAGTTGCTGAAAGGGAAGTGTCATAAATCGCTCCCGTTCCCGCACCGTCATTCCTTTTAATTGCCGAATAATGTAGCTATAATCTGTAAGACTATACTTTCCCCGCATCATCTCTACAAATCCGAGACTATCGCGTCTCTGAATCAATAAATATTCAATTGGGCTAGAGCCCTCAAATCCAGTAATTGCGGATTCTTGCTCTGCCAACACTTTTGATGGATTCCATCCTCCACGTACACGAATAGCAATAATACCATGACTTGTAATTGGGGCCATACATTGTCTGAATCCATGATTTCCGCCACAATTTGAACACCCTGCTCTCGCCTGTCGCATACCAACTTACTTTAAGATAGGGCTTCAATCCTTAGACCTGGGGGAAATACTGTATAATTAAATATCTGACGCAATCAAAGAGATGAAAATACCTCCCGAAGTCTGGGGGCCGTTTTTCTGGCATACAATTCATATAAGCGCACTCGGCTATTCAAACAAACCGACTTACGCACAGAAAAAAGCCGCCAAGGAATTCTATGAGAGCCTTGGTGTTATGATTCCGTGCCCAATTTGCCGCGAACACTTTGTAAAACATATTGAACTCTATCCGTTAACGCCTCACCTGGATTCACGCGAGGACCTTTTCAAATGGACGGTGACTCTTCATAATGCCGTCAATAAATCACTAAAGAAGCCCGAGTTTTCAGAATATGACGCAGTACAATTCTACCGTCGCCTCGGCGCGCGTGGTAAGAATCCAACCGTAAATCATATCGATTTTGAAGAGATTGATTACCGTTCTTTTGCTCAAGGACTTGGTGTTGGGGTCGCAACTGTTGCTGCCTTTGCAGGGGCAGTTTATCTGTACACTAAGTAAATGAGTGACTCATTTCCAGAAGAGATCTATGAGGGTCTCAAAATCCCTTCCGGAAAAACGCACCCTGTGAAAAAAAACGTAAAGAAAATTCACGTAAAAGTCGTCATGACAAACGATGAAATCAAAGCGCGTGAAGGCACCTATTTTACTGAAAAAGAGGTAAATCAAATTATTTCAGAAGATGTGGATGTGTATCGTATGGACCCTGAAACAGGTGAACAACGTCTCCTCGCAAAGTTTCGCAAAAATGTCTTTACACCGGATGAGATTCGTATTGGATGGGAGGGATTTTATCAGACAGCAGCCGCCAGTCGGAATCGTGGAGCTGCCGCAGGCCCGATTGATACAAAATCAGCATATTGGAAGAAACGTAATCCTACAGAAATTACAAAATGGTCAGCGAAGTACATACAGGATGGAAAGGTGAGTAAGATGCGTGTAAATAATAATGTGATGAGCAGTGTACTCGGTTTCTTTGAAAAGACACCCTTCATGGGACTTCCGTGCCGCCTCACAAGTTATACTCAGCGATTTTTCAAACAGTACAGGCATGGTATTCCGTTTATCGAAGCCGTCGATGACAAATTCAAACAACTTGTACCTGAGGCGCACAAGAAACAACACGCCGCCGCCTCCAAAAAACCCATGTATCGTATTGAAAATACGGCCTTCAGTTCGGTTACCTTAAATCGCAATTTTCGCACGGCACTCCATTGTGATGCTGGTGACTTTATGGATGGATTTGGAAACCTCTCAGTGATTGAGCGTGGAGACTATTCAGGCGGATACACACTCTTTCCGCAATATGGAATCGGATTTAACATCCGCACAGGTGATTTCTTAGCCATGGACGTGCATCAGTGGCACTGTAATACGGACCTCAGTGAAACACCTGAACAGGCTAAGAAGAACAAGGCACTCCCTGATATCTACAAGGACGATCCGACCACAGGGACATTCGGCACGAACAAAAACTTTACACGAATCTCCTTTGTCTGCTATCTCCGTGATAAACTCCGTCAATGCGATGAGGGACAGACACGCAAATACTACAAACGCATCAAGTTCGACCCCAAGAAGGGTGATTTAGCCAAGGCTGCTAAGTCAAAGTTTTCTGGAAAAACAAGAAAACATCATAAAGAAGAAGGGGAATGAGCACCGAAGACTATGCTCAAAAGATTCGCAATGCTCTTGCAATGACAAGTCGTTATATTGCACCTCCGTCAGTCTCCTTTACGGCAAACACAGGGGAAGGCTTCATTGCATCCGTTACACCGTATCTTGTTTGGGGACTTATGGTTCTTTTTATTATTGCGCTCATTCTTGTCATTGTTAATTACACAATCTATCCCATCTTTGACTTCGGCTCAACACCGAATGCTCTCATTCATATAGCGCAGTCTGATTGGACCTATTCATGGGCAGATTCAGATCCTGCGACCTTATTCGTAGATGCTCCAGCGGGAGCAACTCTTCCGACAAAGAATTTTAGTCTCTATTTTGATACAAAGGTGATTGCGACTATTCCAACACCCGATACAAATATGAGATATGTACTTGTCTATAAGACAACTGCGGGCTCTGGAACTGCGTTAAGTGCCGCTGCTGCGGCAGCAACCTCTGCAACGGCTACAACAACAACCCTTGCGACAGCAGCACTTCCTCAAGGCTCAACTTGTTCGGCCGCCGATATTCAGGCCATTGCGGGTTCCATCGCCGCGTCAAGTATATCTACACCCACAGGTGCTGCTGCAAGCAAAGTTCTACCGCTACGCACATTTAACTATCTAACAGATGCTACGCTCGGTGTTCCTTCTGACCCCAGTCTGATTGCGTTTTATGACGCAGGTGCGTCTAAAATTATTGTTTATCTAGCCATTGCGGCAACAACAACAGGTTCAACACCAAACTGGCTACAAGTCTCAACGGATATCACGCCGAATGTTCCGTATCGCGTAGGAATCGTTGTGGGCGATTCCATTATGGAACTCTATTTAAATGGTAAGTGGGCGGCAAGTACAACCTTTGGAGGAAAAGTGCCGATGGGTGGAGACAAGGACACCCTCTTTAGTGTGCCCTCTCGCTATTCTGCGAATGTCGTCGTAAGAAACCTAGGAACAGTGGGGCGTGTAGTCTCTTCCGGTGAAATGCGTGGGATAGGAACTCCTGCTCTTCAATAGAGAGATGATTGTCTGGTTCATCGCAGTATTTGTAGTCATAGTAACAATTTATGCACTTGCTATATATTTTACACCAAAAATAACGACAAGTTCTGATACGGGCCCGTGGATTCTTGATGGCAATAATGGTTCAACAAACCAGGTAAATAATAATAGCAGCTATGTAACCAATTTCTTAAAGAACCAGAGCTCCAGTTTCCGTATTTTCTACTATATTCAGTCACTTCCTCGCACAGCAGCGGTCTATGACACCACTACAAATACGGCTAATTTCAATCCTAACACAGATTCATTTGATGTCTGTGACAATACAACGGGCACTTGCGTACACCCTGGATTTGCAAAACTCCTTCAATTCGACACCTCACTCTGGATTGAACTCCTACAGGCTCCTGATGCATCTCGTCCTGGACTTCCTAAAACACAACTCTGTATTCAGACGACTGACCAGACAGGAAAACCCTACATTGAGACATTTCCGCTACCGCCGTTTCCTCAACAGAAATGGGTCATGCTTACTCTCTCACACGAGGGCTCTAAATATGATGTGTATTACAATGGTCACCTAGCAGCCTCTATAAAAACAACAAATGTTCCAAAGCCGACCGCATCAAAACTTGCCTTATCGGATGGAACCTTTACAGGCAGAGCTTCCTATTTACTTTCAAAGACAAGCTCAATGACTGCGGCCGAGGTCTCCTCCGATTATACAACGAACACTGATACTCTTGGTGCACCATTTGAATCATTCTTTCCCTCATTAAATCTCAATCTATGTCCTTCCGGCAATTGTTTTACAGGACCCTCCGTCCGTCCCAGTAATCCGCTTGTTGTTTGGAAATCCGATTACTAAAACTGGCGCTCAAACAGAATGAACGCTGCCCCTTCGCCCGCAGCTACAATGGGAAGACTTGTTGGTGGTATTGTGATACTTGTAGTAGCATGCGTGTTACTCTACTATGTTTATGACTACATGTTCAATGTTACCCAGACACAGGTGAAGGCCTCGATTGTTGCGAACCCGATTGCCTCTCCTACAACTGTCATTCAGTATCCTGGCACATCACAAGATGATGTAAAACTAGCTCAATATATATTTACAGGTGGTGAAATGACAATCACTTTCTGGATGTATGTCACAGGTGCTGGAAGTGACACTACAAATAAGCGTCATATCCTAAATCTGGGTACGACGGCCACGGATGATGCGTCAACCCTAATTGTTGCACTGGGCGGTAGAAATAATACACTTCACGTTCATGTAAATGATAATAGTAGCCCTAGTTTTGTTTTTAATAGTTTCATGACAACCAGTCCTGATAGTGATACCGCTTCTCCATGTAATGTACAAAATGTGGAGTTTGGTCGTTGGGTGAATGTAACAGTTGTACTGAATAACAATTTATGCGATGTCTACATGGATGGTCGCCTCTCACGTTCTTGCGTTCTCAAGGGGCAATTCAAGGTCAATGGCTCTACAACTACGCCGCTCTATTTCTTTTTACTGAACCCTGATATTGGAACAGGTGGTGCTCATGTAAAGACAGACTGGACTGGAAGCCTTTCTGGTGTAAACTTCTACAACTACGCACTTTCTCCGGATGAAACCTATCGTATCTACATGGCTGGTCCTTCCGGCTCATCAGGTGATTTATGGTCGGCAATCCAGTCATTCTTTGGACAGCTGACAACTCCGAAACCCGTGACAAATACTTCATAAACTAAGCACTGTTCATATATAAATGAGTCAACTTCTCAAGTTTACTCCTTTTTATAGAATATCTACAGTCTGTAGATTGTGATGGAGACATCCTTGAATACAAGCAGTGGTAGCTTCATATTTGGAAATGGACTCATCCCGCAGATTCTCCTTGCACTTATTGCGGGCATAGTTGTCTTTCTGATTTTCTTCAGTTTGGAGTCGCTTGTAAAGACATATTATAAGTACTCAATGTCTAAGACAGTACTTGTACCGAATACAATTATGAGCAGCCAGTCAATTGTTGTGCGTCAAGATCCGAGTGACCCGAACAGTAAAATGCTACTTCCTTCTGATAATGAATTCACGGGCGTTGAGTTCACCTACAGTTTCTTCCTATTTATTGACCCGGCAACCTTTGATACAAGTGGCGGTCTCAAACATGTATTCTATAAGGGATACTCGACACCATTCCCGCTGCTGGGTCCGGCCGTATTTGTTCGTTCAGATGAAAATACGCTACGTATCTTCATGAACTCCTATAAGTCATGGTACAGTTATGTGGATATTCAGAATGTACCAGTGCAGAAGTGGTTCTATGTAGCTATTGTTTTCCGTGCAAATACTCTTGAAGTCTATATAAATGGAAATCTGAAGGGTCGTATCCCGATGGAGAAGACATATCCTTACCAGAACTACCAGAATTTGATTATCTTTGGTCAGACAAAATTTAATAGTCGTACTACACTTGGTAATAAGATAGTCAATCTCCAAGGCGTTGAGGAGGATTATATGGTCACAGGTACAATGGCTGGTCAACTCAGCCGTTTCTATCACTACAGATATGCGCTCTCTTTCGCTGAAATTCAGGCCAATGCGAATCAGGGACCTAGTTCTACAGTTGATATGCCGAGCACACAGTCCGCGAGTTCCTACCTACAGAATGCGCTGGTAGATTCATGGTATACAAGCTAAAGAAATAGACTTTATAAAGACTTTACTAGTGGGATTGAGTATTCCGATATTAAAGCCTCACGAAATAGAAGGTATAATGACTGGAGGCGGTCTATTGGCTCTCGTAGCCTATGGCTCCCAAAATGTAATTCTAAGTGGGAATCCGGATATGACCTACTTTTATAAGGTCTTTCGCCGCTATTCGCACTTTTCAATGGAGAGTGTCTCTGCGCAAATGGACGGCCCCGATCAACTCTTTTTTGACCAACCCATCAAAGTTCGTTTTAAGATTCCTCGTGTAGCGGACTTAGTGAGTGATCTCTATTTTAGTTTTCAGTTACCCGATATTTATAGTAAATATATAAGTCCCAAAGTTCGGAATTTTCAATATGAGTTTCAGTGGTCCAAATACATTGGATGTGCCCTCATTCAAAACGCGGCTGTTTTCATTGGTGGTCAGAAAATTCAGGAGTTTGATGGAACATATCTACTTGCGAGGACACTTGCCGATTCTCCAAAGGATGATTTCAATAAGTGGCAGCGGCTCGTAGGAAACGTAGCCGAACTTGTGGACCCAGCAAATGGAATTTATGCTGGTGGTACAAATCAAACAGGCTATCCGAATGTAGTCATAGACCCTACACGACCTCTTGGCTCCCAATTTAATCGTCCTTCCATCTTTGGACAGACAATTCGTGTTCCACTCCCTTTCTGGTTTACACAGGCTACAGGTTCAGCACTTCCACTCGTTGGACTTCAGTACCATGAATGCGAAGTTCAACTAACACTTAACCCGATTAACCAACTCTATACGGTACTTGATGCCTCAGGATTCCGTGTAGCTCCTGGGGTTCAGACGACGGCATCTGTTGCCAATCTGCGCTCAAATCTTCCGGATTACACTACAATCGTGGATCTCAGCGGACAACTCAATGCCTTCTTAACAGATATTGGCGCAGATGTTCCTGCACTTAATACATGGAATTTACAACCGACTATAGAAACAACCTATATTTACCTGCCTGAGCAGGAACGCACACTTTTCGCATCCACTCCACTCTCCTATCTCCTACACCAACTCACATGGTATCCTTTTCCTGCCCTCTATACTCGTCAAATTCTTGACCTTGAGACACATAATCCAATCGAACGTCTACTCTTTGTGAATCGTCGTTCGGATACCTTACAGTATCGTAATGATTTCAGCAACTGGAGTAATTGGTGGAACTATCCATCAACACCCTACCTACCACCGCCCCGAGCTGTTCCTCTCTTAACACAAGCCTTCTCATCAGGTGTTCTCATTCAATTTGCTCAACTTCAGATTTTACAGAGCCTACGAGTTCTCTGTGATGGTAATGAAATTCAGGAGATGAAACCTGTTGACTATTTTACAAAGGTCGTCCCCTATAAATATACAAGTGGTGACCCTGGTGAAGTACTGCCAATTTACAGTTTCTGTCTTCATAGCCCAGATCACCAACCTTCGGGCTCACTGAATTCGAGCCGTGTTCGTGTGTTTCAAGTAGAAGTAAATCCGTATACACTTCCACCAAATACAACCTATGTATATGATTTAACCATCTATGTTGAGTCTATTAACTTTGTAGAATTCGCGTCAGGTATGGGTGGACTGAAGTATGCTCTATAAATAGGATGGGGCAAGGAGCAAGTCAATTGTTTGATAATCTTACATATAACCCCGATGTTCGGCGTCAAAAGGCGGCCGACCAAAAAGATGCTGCGAAGACTCGTGATACTTACAGAAATACACTAACACAATTACAGACGGATATTCAAAATGATTCTACTGCGGGGACAATTACACCCGAGGGAGCTACTCTTATGCAGGGCGTTGTAGATACTGGAACAGCATGGTTAACACAGAATCCTACAGCACTTTCGGATTCTATTGATGCGCAGAGTCAAGTTACAATGGATGCGATGACAGCGCAAATTAATGCTGATAAGATACGAATTGTCTTTTTCAATGCGCTAAAACTCTGGAATTATACACTTCTACAACTTCAAAACCAGAATCTAGTCTCAGCAGATAAAGTAGTACAGTTCCAAAAAGTACTTGACCAGAATCAAGTCTGGTATACCAAGAATCTAATCTCGCCACTTAGTACGCTTCAAACACAGATTGGAACAATTGCGACAAGTGCGGGTTCTATTTTGAATGAGCCTGCCGCGATTCAACAGATTCAAGCTGCTGCCGCAACTCAAAAATCAGATGGCAGTAGTCTTAATGACCTTATGTCACAGGCCGCAGCAGCCAAAGCAGAAAAAGAGAAACAGGAGGAATCCCAGTTCAGTGGAGACCGTGTGAAGCAGAAAATTTGGGACCAGACCATTTCAGGAATCTTTACAATGCTCTATCTGGTTATTGGTCTATATACAGGCTCACTTGTAGCCAATGATTCAATTGTTCACTCCACACCCGTTCGTGTTGTTTATTTCATCTATGCGACACTTCTCTGGTTTGTAGTACTTCCTTATTATCTCTATCGCTCCTATACACGCCATCCTCCTTTTATGGGAGCCTACCTATTTCCACTCTATCCCTACAATCCTGATGAAGTGAAAAAGGAGTCTTTTTTTGAAGAACTAGTCTGGTACAAGGATATGCCCTTGATTCAAAAAGCCAAAGAAGACTATGCTGCCGCAGCAGAGGCCGTCATAGCAGCACAAAAATCAATAGGTTAAACCCGAATGACAAAGATACAGTTAGAAATGACTCCTATTCTTGTAAGTGTAGTTACACCGACTTACAACAGAAGGCGATTTATCCCGTATCTTATTCGCTGTTATGAAAGTCAGACTCATAAAAAGGAGACAATGGAATGGATTATTCTAGATGATGGTCAGGATAAAGTAAAGGACCTCTTTGATGCTGCGGCAAAGAAAATCCCAAATATTCGGTATATTCCGCTCGATGAAAAATTGACAATTGGTGAAAAACGGAATCGACTCAATGATGAGGCGCAGGGCGCAATTATTATTGCCATGGATGATGATGACTATTATCCACCTGAACGTGTAAGTCATGTAGTTGCACGCTTTGCTAATAATAAAGACATTCAACTTGCTGGTAGTTCAGAAATCTATATGTACTACTCAGATGTGAAAGAGATTTATAAGCTTGGTCCCTATAATCAAAATCATGCCACAAATGGTACAATGGCCTGGAGAAAATCATATGCGGCCAGCCATCGTTATGATGATACAGTTACTCATGCTGAAGAGCGCTCATTTCTCGAAGATTACAAGCATAAGATGATTCAACTGGATCCCTTCAAGGTCATGCTGGTAATGAGCCACAGTGAAAATACATTTGATAAGAAGAAAATGCGCGATGATATTGGAAAGAACCCATTCATAGCCAAAACAAACTACAAGATTAAAGACTTTATAAAAGACTCTGAAATGCGCATTTTTTTTGCGAATGCCTAAAGTTACATCCAAAACGCTCTTTAGTTGAATGATACATAACGCTGATGTATTTACAGATTTATATAATCGACCGTTTGCAAACGGCTGTACCTCGGAATCGCCTATGATTGATCAACCATCAACTATACGTGTCTCCCTTCGCGCACACCAGCGTGCAATTATTTATCAAATGAATACTCTTGAAAGTTCACTACAGAACGGACTTGATATTTCAGGTGAAACACTTTTTAGCCGATATGCGATTCTAGGCGATTCAGTGGGTGTAGGTAAGTCTCTTATGGTCCTTGGTCATATTGCAAGCAAAAAGAATAGTCCGCCGCCTGTCTCTTATAGGTCTCTAAATGATGAATCAATGCCCAATCTCTATAGTCTTAAAACAACAGTTTATCGAGATATATCAAATTCGCCAGCACTTCTTGTTGTACCCCATACATTATTTAGACAATGGGAAGAGTATATTACAAAGCAGACAACGCTTGAGCCGTTTTACGTACGCAGTAAAAGATCTCTTGACTCAAAAATCCTACTAAAGAAAATGATGGAGTCAGATTTTGTACTTGTCAGCAATACCTTGCTGGGCAAACTTCTAGAGGAGGTCCAACATAAAATATATTTTTCTCGAATTTATATCGATGAGGCCGACAGTATTTATGTTCCAAGTACGCAGACTTTTCCTGAAGGAAATTTTATCTGGTTTATTTCAGCAACCTGGCCGAATTTAGTTTTTGAGAACGACAGAGTCTGGTTATCAAATGGACATGTTCAGCGAATTATGCAGCGTCCAGACTTTGCTACGTATGATCCATCCTTTCAGGCACAGTTTGCCGAGGCCCTTGTGACTGGCCGCGGGTATTTTTCACGCTATACCGCGCGTTCAGGACTCTATCTACGAAACTATCTACGAAATCATCATCCGTTTCGGTCACAAGTTGTACTTCGATGCCGCGACTCCTTTATTCAGGAATCCATTTCACTTCCTCCACTCTTTACACAGACCATTCTCTGCGAACCCACTGTAGCGCAGAGAATTTTATCATCGGCAATTCCTACAAATATACAGAATCTTCTAAATGCAGGTGATATAACCTCAGCCTTGACGGCTCTAGGTGTTCCATCCGATTCACCCATGAATCTTATTCAGGCCGTCACAGAGCACCGTCAGAAGGAACTCAAGCGGCTAGAGCGTCTCTATGTGTTCAAGTCTGAGGAGGAGTATGCATCACCTCAAGTGAAGGAGCAGGCGCTGGCAAACCTACAGGGAAAGATTAATGGTCTCAAGGAGCAGATTGAGAGTATTAAGCAGCGCATTGAGAATTATAAAAAGGAGATTTGCGCAATCTGTTTTGATGAGCCAAATGATGCCGTGCTGACACCCTGCTGCTCTCGTATCTTCTGTGGTGGTTGTATCCTGATGAGCCTGAGCCGTATTCAGGGCTGCCCTATGTGTAGGTCACCTATACAAGTGGCTGCTCTACAGGGTGTTTCAGATAAAATGGCCGCACCGAAGCCTGTAGCAGCGGTAGCACCCGCTCCACCTAAGAAGATTGATGCGCTACTAAATTTAATTCGGTCACACCCTACAGATCGATTTCTTGTCTTCAGTCGTTATGAAAATCCTTTTAGAATGATGCAGGAGACTTTAGAGGCTGAGAGAATCACGGTCGAGACAGTAAAGGGTAATAAAGATGTTATTAATAGTGTTCTTCACAAGTTCGATAGTGGTGAGTCACGAGTCTTATTACTCAACTCAAATCACGCAGGCGCCGGTCTAAATATCACATCGGCGACCTATGTAGTTCTATGGCATGCTATGACGACTGAGGAGGAGAAGCAGATTCTGGGGCGCGCATATAGAATGGGACGGAATGCTCCGTTGAATTTTATAAAATTGGTGCATCCTGATGAAGTTCGTAACTAAAGTTACGAACAAATCCCTTGCGGGGAAGTTCGGAGCTGAAAGCTCCTGCGGCCACCCACCTAAGACAAAAAACCACACATATAGTAATGCGTGTTGCTATTTGTCTCTTCGGTCAACCACGAAATTATAAAAAAGGCTATGATACCATTAGTCAATTTATTACACAGCAAAAGAATATCACTGCTGATTTTTTCTATCATGCCTGGACCTTAGAGCCTGGTCGCATCTACCCAACCTCTCCTTACAGAAATATTAGTATAAATAATCTAATTTATAACAAAAATACAATTACCGAACTAAATCAACTCTATAAACCTATAGCCCATCTCTACGAAACACAGAAAACAGATTTTTCTCCTCAGCAATTTGAAACAACTCTCGCCTATAAAAATACAGTGACTCCATCAAAAAAAGAAAATATGAATAATGTTCTTTCGCAGATGTATTCAAGGTCAGTCGTGCGTAATTTACTTAATCAGCATATTCTCACAACCAAGATATATTATAATACGGTTATTATAACTCGATTCGATTATGGAGGTCCACTCAATTTCAAACTTGGTGATCTCGACCTCTCATACACCCATGTAGCAGGAAAAAACTATCCACAACGATGTATTTTGCCTGATACATTTATTATGGCTCCGCAGCAAGTTTTTCTTGATTGGTTTACCATCTACGAAAATATGGACCGCGTATTGAATACAGAAGATATCTATGTGCGTGCTAAGAAATACGGAGAACTAATTCAACTAAACGGCGAAGAAATTATTATGGCCCACTATCTATTTCATCATATAGACCTCAGTCGAGTAAAGTATGTTCCCTTTATTCCAATCGGACTCTAGACAGGCCGTCCCTGTAGAAGCGTATCCGCAGTTGCCATATTAAATCGTAAATTATTCAAGCGCCGTTTTCTGTCAATCTTGAGACCTTCTCCTAGAAGTAACTCCAGATCGGCTCCCATGGAACTGAGTCGAATCGGTAGATCGCGCGAATCTGAGAGTTCGCAAAGAAGTTTCCAGGCATTGAACATTCCAGACTGGCGAGTTAGTACAGAGGTATAGCGCATTCCACTTGCCTCAGGTACAACAGCATCCGCAGCAGCAGGATACCTCTCTGTTAAGTGGAGTCCCAAGTTCTTAAGTTTCAATGCATGAGAAAATGGCAGTAGATTCCAACATTGATAGAAGAAAGCCCAGTAATCTGCGCGGTCTGATTCAGCAAGTGAATCAAAGAGTTCCACATACGTCTTCCAGAGTTCACTGCGGTCACCCCCTGTTGCGAAAAGCCGCTCAGGTAGATTCTCTGCTGCTACAAGTCCTGCAAGATTACCTTCATTATTTTCAATATCAAGTTCAATCCAACTATGCCAAGGATTCCAGAGACACCACCAGGCAATAGGTAGAACTCCTTCTGGATATTCACTCAGTTCCGTCTCCTCTTCAAGGCCGGCCACATAGCGTTTCAGTGCGCGAAGATCACCTGACAGTTCACTTCCCTTCTCCCAACTCGGTGGCAGCGAGCACTGAAGCCATTTCTCTACAATTCCACGCGGCGCAGGACCCACTTCGAAGGTTGTACAGAGTTTTGAGATTTGTAGAAGTGACCGGTTTTCAAGACTATTACTAATCAAAATCAATGGATTTCCAGGATTTGCCTGCGTCCACCCTCGTAAATAGGTTGTCAATTCGGATAAGCCACCTTTTTCACCTGAACTAAGTCCATCAATTTCATCCAATAACACGCCAATACCACCTTTTTTTCCAGTTGTCATCTGTTCAAGGACTCCGCCTTGGCATAAGAGTGGTAGAATTGTCTTACGAAAGGAAGTACCTGAACGTGTATGACTCGCATTAAACTCCACCACCTTGAGTCCGTTCGCATGAAAAAGGCGATAGGTTAGAGTCGTCTTTCCAACTCCAGGGGCTCCATATAGAAGTGCTGCCGCAGTAGGGCGTTTCTCAATCCAGGCATGAAGCTTTGCTTCTAGGTCGGGATGTAGACATACATCTTTCATCTGCATTCTAGACTACCTCTAGAGTTCCTCTTAGACCACTTAGAAACTCGGAAAAGGAGGTTTGATATTCGCAGCAGAAATACCATCATAAATACCTTCCCATGTGAGTCCGGATGCCATTAATAGAGGCTGGTAAAGGGTCGCAGTGTTCGTCTGAGTTAAAGGAAGATAGTTTCCAGGATGACTCGTATTTACAGCACTTGAGTCAGTAAAGCGAGGAAATTTACTCACACCCATTGCATCTACACAATAGTAATTTGTACCCACTTGTTTCAAACTGAGGAAATCCGGACAATAGTTAATCTGGGGAGGCCAACTCTGTGTAGTCGAAGTAGCCCCAAAAAATGTCGTATTTAGACGAAGCCCGCTAAACCAGCGAAGTCCAAAAAAGATTAAGGTCGCAAGAGCCGCAAGTAAGAAGCCAGCCCCTGCATAGAACTTGCCGCTCTGCATAAAATAATAGGGTACACCTAGACCCATAAGCGCGCCGACCAATATGTAAATGATAAGACTGAAATCAATACCAAGGTCCATCCTATTTTTCACAGTGGATAAAAAAATAGCCATGTGAAAAGGTGTGTGTTTACCGGCCATACGGGACGACCGGCGCAGACGGGCCCGTACCCTCGAAGCCGAGCTCGATGTAGCCCGTGAGGAAATCCTGGACACCGTTGGCGATGTTGCCCGAGAAGCCCGCCTGCTGGTAGGTGTTCACGCCAGCAACACCGTTCGTGGAGAGTGACTCGAAGTTGGACTCAGAGCTGTTGTTCACGTTGACAACGAGCTGTACCTTACGGAACGTGCGGCCAGCGGAGACAACCGTCTTGCCCATGTCCTTTAGGAGACCCGCGCCAGGGCCATTGATGGAGGAGAGGTACGGGTTGCCCTTGCTGTAGGGAGTCGTGCTGCCGTTGACTGTAGGCGCGTTCGGTCCACCAGGAAGCGCCCACCACGCCTGCTGAACGGTGGCCGTGCCAGGGGCGTTAAAGCCACCCTGCAGGTATGAAGCACCAGAGCCGCTACCGTAGTTGATGGCGTAGACGATGCCCTGAAGAGAGGAGACAGGCATGAAGTAGCCGAGATCGTTATTATTCTGCTTAGGACCAGTCAGAAGGGAAGTCATTTTATATTAGACCATTAGAAAAAAAACGAGGGCCGGAAGAAAATTCACAATGGAGTTTTAAAAGCGCCGTGTGAAAATCTATTTATCCGCGTCCGTAGGGCACAACCGGAGCCGACGGACCCGTGCCCTCGAAACCGAACTCGATGTAGCCGGTGAGGAAATCCTGGACCGGCTGCGCACCCGTTAACTGGTACGGGTCCTGGCCAGCAACACCATTCGTAGAGAGTGACTCGTTGCGAGTCTGAGAGTTGTTCGGCAGGTTGGCAACTAACTGAATCTTGCGGAAGGTACGACCCGCAGATACAACCGTCTTACCAAGGTCCTTCAGGATACCCTGACCAGGGTTGTTGATGGAGGAGAGATACGGATTGCCGTTAGCGTTCTGGTAGGGATTGCCCGCACTTAACGGCGCATTCGGGTACTGCGCAAACCACGCAACCTGCGGCGTGGCCGTAAAGTTGGACGGCTGCCAAGAGGCACCCGAGCCGCTGCCGTAGGTGATCGTATAGATCTGGCCCATCAGTGAAGAGACCGGCATGAAGTAGCCAGTAGAGCCCATGTTCTGCTTAACACCACTATTTCCTGTTCCATAGTGTCCAGTCATTGTATATTTGTTAAATAGAAAAAAAAACCCAAGGTAGAAGAATGTCAGGGATGAATCCACCGGATTTTGAATTACCTTTAACGACCTATAATCGCAGTGGTCAAAATGGCAGAGTTAGCATGGACCCGAAGAGTTCTGCCGGTGGCTCTGCGCCCTCCGACTTTCCTGGATATAAATATCAAACGACCAGCGAGCAGAATTTTGAGACTGATATGCTCCGTGGCAACTGGGAAACAACTCCGATGAGTAAACTCTTTTTTTCTGCAGATAATATGAAAGTTATTCAAAACGGAATTAGACGCGAAGTCTTCAATCGGAGTCAACCGAAGGGATATGTTATTGATGACCAATCGGTCGATGAATTAAAAATGATAATGAGAGGAATCTATTATCAGTACAGTCGTAATTTATCTACAGATATTGCGGGACAGATTGCTGATCTGAATCAAAAAGTACTTGACTGGTCTGTTCCTCACGTACTCAGCGCAGTTGACCATTATGTATATTATATTGATGATATCAGTCATCTTCCGGTTCCTTTAGCACAGCCGCCGAATCTGAGTCGCGCGGGGACTCGTTCACTGCCGTTGGGTCAGTTTATGTAGAGTATTTTTATGTCTAACGATTCACCGCCTTCTTCTTAACAACCACAGTCTTCTTCTCTGAACCACGGGCCATCTTGTGCTTCTGCCAGCTTTGCTCAAAAGCCAGCAGATCCTCAAGCCAGAGTTCAGATGCCGTTGTCGCCTCAAGCTTATTTAGCAAGTCTTGGGCTCGCATCACAGTATCCTCCTGCTCCTTTACGGCAGATGCCTTTACTCGGTCCATGCGCATCCGCAGAAGGTATTCATATGCATCTACAGAATCGGGAGTCTCAGGTGCTGAGAGTGGCGGAAGTTCATGGTCCTGCATTGCCGCAACGATTTCTTCATCGCTTGCACGACGGAGTTCCATAGTATCCTCCAGGACAGCACGGAGGAACCGCGCCTTCGCATCTGCCTCACAAACCTCCGCAGCCAGCCGCTCCATCTCCTTGTGACGGCGCGTCTCATAGGCTCCGAGCCTCGGGTCAAAGTACGCCTCCAGAAGGTCGCCAATGGTTGTGTAGCGGCAGATTTGGAGAGAACTGTCAAAGCAGACCATATTGGATGTCTTCCAACTACTCGATAGCTTAAATCGCTTCTCAAACTCATCACTGTCCGCTTTTGCATCCTCGTAGTAGTCGGCATCCAGATAGAGTACAAACTTCACCTCAACATCATTATAAAGGTCGTCAAAACTCTTGAGTACCTGCTTGGCGGTAGCTCCTTCCTTTGGCTCAGCGGTCAACATCTCGTCAAGGAACACCTTGTAGTCCTTCGTCCATACACCTACAGGTAGTTCATCAATTGTCACTGTACGCTTTGCATCATCAAAGGTATAGAGTCCCCGAGTCACATAAGTGGCATCTCCCGTCTTTGTAACAGCTCCACGGAAACCGAACCACCACGGCTTCAACTCAAGCCCTTCCAGGCTTTCGCGCGTTCCAGCTAGACGCTCGCGCATGAGCGCAATCACCTCCTCAGGATTGTGGGGAGGAATGTCCGTACTGAATCCAGTACCAATGCCTACACAACCATTGATTGCCAGTAGCGGGACAACCGGCAGATAGGTCTCAGGCTCAACAATAAGACCATCGTCATCAATATGATTCAGAATTGCATGGTCCTCCTTACGGAACAGAGTCTCCATAATCGGCTCCATGTGCGTATGAATATACCTGGCAGAAGCCGCATCCTTTCCACCCATGAGTCGAGAACCAAACTGTCCTACAGGTGTCAGCAGGTTGATATTATTTGAACCAACGAATGTCTGCGCCATTCCTACAATTGTTGATGTCAGAGAGGCCTCGCCGTGATGATAGGCCGCATGCTCTGATACATATCCTGCTAGCTGCGCAACACGCACCTCCGCCTTGAGGCCACGCTTAAAACAACCAAACAGAATCTTGCGCTGCGATGGCTTCAGGCCGTCCATCAGATGCGGGAGCGAACGGATATTATCTGCGTTACTGAAATGAATGAGTTCATCATTGATGAACTTCGTGTAGGGAATCTGAACACCTCCAGTAATCTGGAGTACGCGCTTAGGGTCATAGGTCGCCAACCAGCGCTTACGGTCATCTGCGCGCTTCTTACTGAAAGCGAGCGAGAAGGAGTCATCTGATTCCTGGTCCCAGGTGTATTTAATCTCATGAAGATTCTCAAACCACTCGCGCGCCTCGGCTGGCGTGGACGTGCCTAGACCCTTATAATACTTTAGAGTCCAACCCTTCAGAGCAGAATCACCCTGACTCTCCTTCCAGGAGTCAAACTCTGTCTGATTATAGAAGGAGCGCACTTCACTACGCTTGCTCACCTTTAGCAGCGGCGTAGCAAGAGAGCAGATGAATCCAAGCTTCATAAGCTCCTGCCACTCAGTATGGAAGAGATTCATGAGTAGTCCCTTAATGTGGGAACCATCATCGTCCTGATCCGCCATAACCATGACCCGACCATACCGCAGTTCCTTCATACTTGTGTACTTCTTGCCTTGCTCCAGGCCCAGAATCTTCTTAATAGAGGTAAGTTCCTCATTCTTGTTGAACTTATCCATCGAGATATCCTTGACATTGAGCATC